AAGTTTAATAGTCTCTATGTTAATTTACCAAACTGATACGCTAGTGAATGCGGTTTTAGTTTTATCTTTAGGAAGTTTAAGTATAACGGTAGTTGATAAAATAGTTAATAAACAACAGTAAATTATGAATGCAATCACACTAGAAAGAATTAAAACAGCACACCCTAAACTTCGTGCTGAATTAGATACGCTTTATCGAAAAGCAAACAATCAATTAGGTAAATAATAATTAATAAAAATGATAACAACCGCACAATTAAAAAAGAAATACGGACAACCTAACGAAAACGGAACGCCTTATTTAGTATTGATACAATTGCCTTACGTTATGCGTTTAGCGTGGGACAAAAATATAGTAGTTTCAACTATGCGATGCCACAAATTAGTAGCCGAAAACTTTAAGGCAGTATTTAAAGAAATATTAGAAGTTTATGGAATTGACGAAATTAAAAGATTAGGGATTGATTTGTTTGGAGGTTGCTTTAACTTTAGACAAATGAGAGGTGGTTTGGATTATTCTCGTCATAGTTGGGGCGTTGCTATTGATTTAGATCCAGAGCGTAATTTATTAAAAGAAAGTTCCAAAACAGCAAGATTTGCACGTCCAGAATATAAAGCAATGATTGATATTTTTTATAAACACGGTTTTGTTTCTTTAGGACGTAAAAAGAATTATGATTTTATGCACTTTGAGATTAAGGAATAAAAAGTTGTTTTGCACCTCCCCATTCTGTATATTTGTTAATATAAAACATAAATAAAATGAAAAAATTAAAACTATCAAAATGCGATTTGCCTCTTTTAAATGGTAAAAAAATAACTTTAGATAAAAGCACTGGTTATTATAGAATACTGTTAGGTAATAATAAATATATTTATTTGCATAGATATATAATGAACGCTAAAAAAGGCGATATTATAGACCATATCGACAGATATAAAAATAATAATCAAAGGTGTAATTTAAGATTTGTGACATTTTCAGAAAATAATTATAATAGAGAAGTTAAAAATAATTTAGGTAGAGGAATTTACTTTGATAAGTCAGGAAATAGATTTAGAGCTTGTATAAGTTTTAAAAATAAAACATTAAAGTTAGGCTCATTTAAAGATATTGAAAAAGCAAAGATAGCATACAATATAAAAGCAAAAGAAATTCACGGAGATTCAGCTTTTCAACATTTAATCATTACTGAAAACGGAATTACATATCCTAAAATATAATTATGAAAACTATATACCTAACAGATGTAAAAGATTCATTTGATAAATATTGGAAGTACGCAGTTATTATCATCTTAATACTATTCCTATTTTTTAAATGCAACTCAAATCAAGGATTAGAATTGGCTAATGATGAATTGAAAAAAAAAGCAGAAGTTCATAAGCAATTAGCTAAAATATTTATTCAGAAAAACGAATTTTTGGTAGATAAAGAGAGGAAACATTTAGATAGCATAAAATCATTAAGAGCAGTTATAGAAAAAAATAAAGAAGAAAAGAAAAATATAATTATTGATAAGTATATTCAAATACAAAAAATAAAAAAATTTACAAGAAGTCAAATAGCTAATTACATTGCCAAAAGATACGAATCAAAAGACGGTGTAAAAACCGATAGTTTTGGAACTTCTATAACAGACACAATAGGTAAATCAATAGTTTCTGAATTAATAGAAAAAGACTACATAATAAAAGAATTAGATACTACGGAATCTATTTTAGCAGACACCGAAATTTATGTAAAACAACAAGAAAAAATTATTGAAATATCAAAAGAAAAAGAAGTAAATTTGCTAAGTGGAATTTCTGAGTTGAACAAATCTCTTGATATTAAGGATGATATAGTTAAAAATGCTCAGAAACAAACAAGAAACGAAAGAGTAAAAAAGAATTTTTGGAAAACAACAACAGGCATAGTAGTAATAGCAAGTGGGTATTTCTTAATAACAAAATAAAAGCAAAATGACAAAAATATCGAACAAAGAAACGGCTTATAAAATAAAATCCCCAATAAACGGAACGGATTATTTTCCAATAACTAATTCCCTAAATTTAGGTGTTGGATTAGCAAAAGGTGCTACAAAAAGTGCTGACTTTGACGGAGTTCGAGATTTTATATTGTCAGGATTAGCTCCGGAAGTAGGTGGAACACTTAAAATTACTGAAATAGAAATAGCTAGTTTAAATACCGATATTGCAACCACAGTCAATTCAATATTACCGGTTTATATCGTTTCGCAATACGAATTAGTATTTTTTAAAGTAAGTGGAATTATTTACCTATTAAAATCACAAGACCTTACAATAGGACTTGGGCAAATGCCTTTAGCTAATTCTGACTTTATTTTGTTTCCTGTTTCTGTTGGACCACAAGGAGTTCCTGGAACAAATGGAACAAATGGAACAAATGCTGTTGAAGTAAATTTACAAAAAGTAATAAATGTATTTCCTTATACTGTTTTACCTACAGACGACAAGCACACTCTTTTTATAGAAAACAATTTAGCAAATGTTGTAATTAACTTTCCGACAGACTTACCTTCAAACTTTTGTGCATCTATAGTTCAGAAAGGAATTGGAGATGTAACTATAATTTCGGCAGGTACTTTATTATTTCCTTCAACTTTGCAAAACGTATTAAAAAACAGATACTCTTGGGCATTAGTAGAAAAGGAATTAGCTACTTCAACCTTTTATTTAATAGGTAATTTAAAAACGGTGTAATGATTACAAAGCACAAAAAAATATACAATCAAGACACAACAAATGTAGTTTGTACACTTAAACTAAACGACGATTATTCTGATTGTGTAGTAAAGTCAAGCGTAACTATTAATGTATTAGCAAACGATACAGGATTGGTTTCTCCTGTTGTAACAATTAGTTTAGAACCCACAAAAGGAACTGTTGTAGTTAATTTGAACAATACAGTTACTTACAGTAATGCACAAGGACTAGAGGGAGAATCTGACTTCTTTCAGTATTTGGTAACAGATGGGTTATGTGTTGCAACCGCAACTGTATTTATATTTTTACCTGACGAACTACAACCTTTACCTGTATATCAATCCGTTACTTTAAATAAAAACGTATCTCAAGGAAATGCTTGTGCTATTAATTCAGGAAATGCAGTTACTCAATATATTGACACAAGTTCATTTACTTCGGCATCTAATTTATATCAAGATATTAATGGACTTTATAATGCTTCTTATGGATATTATACAAACGGAAGTTTATACAGACTTTGGGATGGATTTGCATTTATAGGCGCAACAACAACTTGTTAAAAAAAATAAAATGGCAAATAAAATTAGAAAATTATCAATTGGTGCGGAAATAAAAGAACGATTCCATTATATTGTAGAAGAAAGTAAAGCAGTCTATAACGCTACGATAAATGGAAAACAAGACCGATTCAGTTTAGTAGCAATAGAAGAAACAGAAAATCATTTCCTTCTTTACTTAAAAAGCGGGGATGAAGTTCATCTTTGGAAGAAAGAACCTAAAAATGAATTTACAGCAATCGAATATTTTTTAGATTAATACTATGCGTTCACCATTCAAATTTATAATATCACCAATAAATAACGAGCAATATGTTAATCAGATTGGTGGGTTAATAGTAAACACAAGCATAGAAGAAGCCGAAGATGTTCAAAGAATTGGAGAGGTAATATCTATTCCTTTTGGATATACAGGCTTTATTAAAATAGGAGATTTAGTTGTTGTTCAACATAATGTATTTAGAATAACTTTTAATGACCAAGGAGTTCCTATGCAGTCTGATAATCATATTTTAGATAATAAATTTGGTGTAACTGCTGATATTATTTATATGGTAATTAGAAACGGAGAGAAAATGTCAAGCGATAATTATATTTTTGTAGAGCCTATTGTAGAAGATGATTTTTGGACAGGAAAAAATACATTGAAAAACGAAGGAATTGCTAGATACATAAATCCAAAAATAGAAAGTCAAGGTGTTTCAAAAGGTTCAAGAATCTCTTTTGGCAACTATGGGAACTACTTATTTGAAATATTTGGAGAAAAACTATATATGATAAGGAATAAAAAAATAATGTCTGTATTAGGCTAAAAAAGACCTCTCTTAATCGGGAGGTTTTTTCATTTGTATTAATACGTATCTTTGACATTATATTTTAAATCTAAATTAAATGGTAGGATTAAGCTCAGATATTGAAATCGCTATAAAGGATTCTATTGAAGGAATGAATCTAAGCGTTAATGTTTTAAACGTTGACGATGATAAATTAGAAAAATTGATGAAGTCAAGATTAGATTCTTTTTCATCAATAAAACACATGATTAAACTTTGGCAAGAAAGTCCAAATTCTCCAAGTCAAGAAAAGCTACGTAGGTATTCAAAAGATTTAATAAAGTCAGGAGAAAACTCTATTGATGTATTAAGACAAGCATTAAGAAAAAAAATATCTTTTAGTGAATTACACGCTGAACAATATGGTGCTGCAATTAAATCTAAACCAATTATATTTCGTGCTATAACCGAAATAAACTCAGGAGTAATATCTTTAAAACTCCAATTAGATGCAGGACTATTAGACTTTAAGGAAAGAGAATTTAAACGTTCGTTTCCTGAGAAATTTGCAAATCAAGAATTTTACCCAGAAAAAGACTATCATAAAGAGTGGTATGATGAGAAAAAAGATAGCGTAATTCTTTGCCCTTTTGGAACTAAGGGTAATATGATAACGCTTGACGGACTTAACATTACATTGCCAATTCCTCCAAAAAACAAAGAAGATATTTTATTTAGCAATTTACCAATAGAAGAACAATATTGGAGAAGAATTGAATTGCCATCAGGACTAACTCTTGAGAACGAAGATATGTACTATGAGTTCATTATGAATGAATTTAGACGAAGAAGGGAAGGAATATTTTTTATGAATAAAGGAGAAGTAGTTTACCTAACTCCTGCTCATTATATGGCTTTACAGCACGTAAAAATGCTTGACGATGGTTCGTATATGGATTTTAGATACGCACAATTAAATATGTTTTACTTTACAAAAGCTTGCGTACTTGACAAAAGATGTTTGGGCGAATTTTTTGTAAAATCCCGTAGAACAGGATTTACATACCAAATTATTTGTGAGATGATAAATGACGGAACAAGTATGTCAAATTCAAAATTCGGTATAATATCTAAAACGGGAGATGATGCACAAGAAGCATTTCTTAAAATGACTTATGGTATTCAGAATTTACCGTTCTTTTTTATTCCTGTTGTTAAAGGAAAAATAGATAGCAAAACCGAAGTTGAGTTTTCAAAACCTTCTGATTCAACCAAAATATCAAAAAAGAAAAAAGATAACAATACAGATGATTATCTTAATACACTAATGAATTGGAAAACTACTACTGAATCCGCTTATGATGGACAAAAAATGAAACGCTTGTTAGTTGATGAAGCATCAAAGCCATTACCACCATTTTCTTTAGAAACTTATTGGGGTAGGGTATCTCCAACTGTAGAAAATGGAGGAAGAATTGTGGGTAAAATATATGTAGGAAGTACCGTAAACCCAATGAAGTCAGGTGGATTAGCTTTCTTAAAAATGTATAAAGGCTCAATTGTTTCTAAGCGAGATGTACACACTAAAAGAACTGCAACAGGATTATACGCATACTTTCTTCCGGCACATCTAAATATGGAATTATTTACAGACAGATATGGTGTTTGTCATACAGTAGTTATTCCTGGTGATTATTTTATAAATGTTTATGGAGATAAAATATACGAAGGTTCAATTCAATTTTTAGAAAACAAAAGACGTTCAAAAAGGAAACAATCTGATATTCTTTACAATGAGGAATTACGAGCTTTTCCTATGACCATAGAAGAAGCCTTTAGAGATGAAAGTAAAGGAAGTTTATTTAACTTAGAAAAGATAAACGATCAAGTTTCTTACAACGACAGCGGAAATATAGAAGACACAATAGTTCGAGGTAATTTTGAATGGGAAGGTGGAATTAAAGATACTTTAGTTGTTTGGCGACCAAGTTCAAAAGGTAGATTTTTAATATCTTGGTTACCTCCAAAGGAAATGCAAAATAAATGGATTGAAAAAAATAACATTTTTGGTGGTAGAAGTAAGCATCCTATAAACGAAGATGTAGGTTGTTTTGGAGCAGATACTTACGATATTGATTCTACAGCGGGAAGTAAATTAGAAAATACTGAAAATGGTTCTGAATATAATTTAGGTTCAAAAGGTGCAATTAGTGGAGTTACGAGTTTTTCAATGAAAAATATTCCTAGTAATTTCTTCTTTTTAGAATACATAGCAAGACCACAATCGGCAGAGATATTTTTTGAAGATGCCTTAATGTGTTGCGTTTTTTACGGAATGCCTATGTTGATAGAAAGTAATAAGGCTCGAATGCTTTATCACTTTAAAAACAGAGGGTATAGAGGGTTTTCACTTAGCAGGTTTGACAAAGAAACTAACAGACTTTCTCCAACAGAAAAATTGCTTGGTGGAGTGCCTTCAAATAGTGCAGACGTAATATCTATGCATGCGTCTGCAATAGAAGCCTACATTAATAAATATGTTGGTTTTTATGAGCAAGGAGATGATTTATACCTAGTGCGAGAAGAAAATGAAATCGGTTCAATGCCGTTTAATAGAACTTTAAGAGATTGGGCGGGATTTAACATCGGAAAACGTACAGACTTTGATATATCTATTGCTTCGGGGTATGCATTGATGGGTGTTAACAGAAAATCATACAAAGCGCAATTACCTACAAAACAACCAATTCAATTTAAGATTAGAACGTATTAAATATAAAAAAATAGTAAATTATAAAACACTACCATTTTTTATTATCTTTGTTACAAATATTTAGTAACCAATGGATAACCAAAATAAGACTTTAGAGATTTCTCCAACTATAATGTTTCCTAGCCAATTAGATTCTTTTGAAAATAAAAAAAAGAAAGCTTGGGGATTAAGATTGGCGCAAACGATTGTTAGTGATTGGTTTTACGGAAAAAATATTACCGATAACTCAATGTCTAAGTTTTTTACACAACGTAATGAATTTATAGAACGTAGGCTGTATGCAAAAGGATTGCAATCTATGGACAAATATAAAGAATCATTTACTTCAGATGGAGATAAATCTTTCTTAAATCTTTCTACTAAGCCAATTAGTATTATTCCAAAAAATGTAAATATTATAGTTAACGGAATGTGCGACAGAGGTTATTCTATACGAGCAACCGCAATAGATGTTTTATCTACTAACGAACGAATTGCTTATAGAAGAAGAATTGAAGACGATCAAAATACTAAAGACTTTATAATTGCTGCCAAAGAAAAATTAGGAATTGATGTTGGAAATATGCCGGTTGAACAAATACCTGAATCAAAAGAGGAATTAGATTTACACATGCAATTGGAATACAAACAGTCAATAGAAATTTCAGAAGAATTAGCTATTGACCATACAATGAAAGAAAACTTTTTTGAAGAGATAATTGACAGAACTATTAAAACTGATTTAACTATTTTAGGTGTTGCATGGGTTAAGCATAAGTTTTGTAAAGAAAAAGGAATAGTTTTAGAATCGGTAAATCCCGAAAATAAAATTCAATCGTATTCAGATGATAAATATTTTAGAGATTGTTTTTATCATGGTGAATATAAAGTAGTTCCTATTAGCGAAGTTTTAGTAGAATTTCAATGGTTAAATGAAGAAGAACACGCAGAAGAAAGAAAACAATTAGAAAGTTCTGCAACTCAATGGTGGGATTATAATAGAATTACAGAAAACGAAAGGATAAAAGGAACGGTTAATTTATTGTATTTTACCTACAAAACTACTCGTGATAAAGTAAAAAAAGTAATTGATACTGAAACGGGCGGAAAAGAAGTTGGCGAATTTACCGAAGGGAAAAACAAGAAAAAAGACTTTAGAAAATATAAAACTGTTACAAGAACAGAAGAGGTATTGATGGAAGGAGTACTTGTTTTAGGCACTAATATTCTTTTAAAGTGGGAACTTTCTGAGAATATGTCAAGACCTAAATCAAACAAACAAAAAGTAATTGACCAATATATAGGAGTTGCTCCTGAGAAAGAAAAAGGCTACATAGATTCTTCAGTAGCTAGAATGATTCCAATAGAAGATAAATTAAACGTTTTAGAGTTAAAAGCCGAACAAATAATTCAAGCAATTCAACCAGACGGTTTTATTATCGATCCAGATTCAATGGCGGAATTAGACATGGGTGGTGGAAATATATTAACTGTTCAAAACCAAATGGATATGTTTTGGCAAACAGGTAGTGTTTTTGCTAGAAGTTACGGAGCTAATGGCGATCCAATTTACTCAAAACCAATTAGCGAATTAAGAACAGGAGATTCTTTAAATAAATTACAAGCCTTACGTAACGAAAGAGAAGGCTATATGAATTTAATGCGTGATGTTGTAGGCTTAAACAAGGCTTCTGATGCATCAACTCCTGATAAAGAATCTTTAGTAGGAATACAAAAATTAGCGGCTTTAAGTAGCAACATGGCGACTAGGCATATTTTAGATGGTGCTTGTTTTATGACTAAATTATTGGCTCAAGGAATTAGTTACAGACTTGCCGACTTGCTTAAATACTCAGATTTAAAAGAAGACCTTGCTAGAATAATTGGAGCAACAGCCGTAGCTGATTTAGAAGAAATTAAGTCATTACATTTATACGATTTTGGTATCCATTTAGATTTACATTTAGACCACGAAGAAAAAGCTAAATTAGAAATAGATTTATCAAACGAAATCGCAAATAAAACTTTGAGTTTTTCTGACAAGTATAAAATTTTGTCTATTCCTAACTTTAAGTATGCGGTAAATTACGCTTCTATTCTGCGTGAGAAAAGAATGAAAGAAATAGAAAAGTCTGAGATGGCTAAAATACAAGCAAATACAGAATCACAATCTGCAATATCTCAAAACGCAGAAGCTTCAAAGCAACAAACCGCTCAAATTATTGGAAATATAGAAATGCAAAAACAAGCAATGATTAATGAAGGCTTGATTGCAAAAGAAAGAATTAAGGCAGAAGAAGAAAGACTTACTTTACAAACTAAATTTAATGGAGATTATCAAATAGCCAATTTAAACGCAAGTTCTCAATCTAACAAGGTAAACATCATAGAAGACAGAAAAGATGAAAGAGGCGTTGCTGAAGCCACAAGAGATTCTAAAAAAATAAAGCAAAGACAATCTGACGGAGAACCGATTGATTTTGAATCAGAAGAGCAACAAAACAGAATTTTTGAATTAGAAGATTAATCACTAAATCATAATAAAATGGAAAAAAAAGAAACGGTAACGCAGAAGAAAGTAGCGGTAAAAAAGGTAAAAAAGGCTAAGGTAAATAAAGAAATCCCAACAAGAGTACAATTAGTACAAGATGGAATTGATTTTAAGTCGGAAGGAAATAACATCTATTTTGATGTTAAAAAACTAAAAACAAAGTATAACTTTCTAACAAATTTTGAATTTGACGAGAAGGAATTTGAAGATGGTTTTATTGGTGTTAAACTGCAAGATTTACAGATTAAAGAATAATAAAAAAGCTCTCATAATTGGGAGCTTTTTTAATGTAATACGATAATTTAATAGCATTATGAAAGATACCTTTTAAAGAACTATTAGGGAAACAATCATTACCGCAATCGACTATCTATACCGAGATAGATTAATTCTCCTTAAAAGATGACTGTAAAGAACAAATCTAATAAAATTATACTCATAAAAACAATAATTTCTAAAAATAATATAGGAATGTCTTTTGTGATAAACTTTTTATATCTTTGTAGTTCAAAATACATTTTAAATTTAATCTAAATAGCTATGCCACAAGACGAAGAAATTCCGGAAGTAATAATTGACGAAACTAAAACTTCGACTGATGAAATAATTCAGCCTTGGAAATTAGTTGGAGAAGAATACGAATCACCTATTCAACAAGAAGTGGTTTTAGAAGAGAAGGAAGTTATAATTCCTGAAGCAGTAGAAGAAGAAGTTATAGAAAAAGAAGTTCCTTTAGTTATTGATGATAATTCAGTATTAAGTTACTTAAAAGAAAAAGGGTTTAACGCAGAAACTTTGGAGGATTTAAAACCTAAAGAAATTGCTAAATTAGATTCTGAAACTCAAAAGTATTTGGAGTATAAAAAAGATACAAATCGTTCTTACTCAGATTTTTTAGAAACACAAAAAGATTGGAGTACGGCAGAAAAAGAAGACATCTTATTGCAGAATTTAAAATTGGAAAATCCAACATTAAATACAAAGCAAATAGATAGATTATATCAAAGAGAATATGGTTATGATGCTGAGTTTGATGATGATGATGTCATTACAGACAAACAGATTAACATAGAGAAAGACTATCAAAAAGGATTAGTAAAACTAGAAGGTCAAAAAGAAAAGTACAAAGTAGTCAAAGGTTTTGACGAAACGATACCAGAAGATTTTCGAAATGCTAAAGAATTTTCAGATAACTTTCAAAAACAACAAGAAGAAAATAAAGTTGCTTACGAACAGACAGCAAAAGATTTTCAAGAAAAAACAGATGAAGTTTATTCTAAAGATTTTGAAGGTTTCAAAGTCAAAATAGGAGAAGACGAATTTACTGTTAAACCTGAAAATTTAGAATCAAGTAAAAAAAATCTGTCTGATTTAAACAATTTTAACGACAAGTTCTTTGACCAAACCGGAAAACTAAAAGATGCAAATGGATATTACAAAGCATTACACTTTGCAATGAATCCTGATAAAGTTGCCGAACATTTTATTAAAATTGGAATGTCTAAGCAATTAGAGAATGATGAAAAAGAATCTAAAAACATAACTGTTTCAGGTTCTAAAAACATTCAAACAGGAAGTCCGATAGTTAAATGGAACGTGGTAAAAGAATAAGTCATTTCTTAGTGTTGATAATGCGATAAAAAAAGGTAAAAACAACAACACAAAAAATTAAGAAACTATGGCATTACAAGCTATTCCAGGAGTACAATATACTCCATCTCCAACCAAAGTTCCTACTCCACAGAATTATATTTCTAATTCTGAGTACAACTTACTAACTCAGTACATTCCTGAATTAGAAGCTCAAATTTCCGATGGTTACGGATCACAAATGGTTACAGGTATGATTGCTGCATTAGGAAAAGAATCTCCTTTCCAAGCAGATTTAATCAAATGGAACGAAGAAGGTCGTCTTGACCAATTAGCAACAGGTGTTGCTCGTACAGGTAATGTATTTACAACTGCTGCCCATACTTTTAGAGAAAATGACACAATTGTAGTAAGAGATGCGGCAGGTGCTGTATTAAGAAAAGGACAAGTTACTGCGACTACAACAGGTGGATTTACTGCATTATGTGGTAATGACTTGGGTTGGACTTTAGTAGGAACTACAGGTTTAGTAGTTTATACTTTCAGTAATGAGTACGCAAAAGGTTCTGAGTTTGTTGGCGGTGGTTTAACTAGCCAAGTAAAGCAGTACACTCAAAAGCCAATTATTATTAGAGAAATAATTGAAGAAAGTCGCTCAAACTTAGCTTTAAGAACATGGGTTGATACAGGTTCAGGTTTCTTATGGTACTTTAAAAATCTTGAAGACACTAAAAAACGTTTTGACAACAAAATTGAAAACCAACTTATCTTAGGAGAAAATTGGGGTGGAGATTTGGCTGCTGCTGGAGTTCAAGGTTCTGAAGGTTTATTTGCTGCTGCTGAAGAAGGAAATGTATTTGCAGGTCCTGTTGTAGATTTGAACGATAGAGATGAATTGATTGACAGATTAAACGCTCAAGGTCATATCTCTGAGAACTATGAATATGCCACTTCTGCTCAAAACAGATTAACGGACAGAATGCTTCAAGCAGAAAACGTTACAGGTTCTTCTTGGGGTGCATTTGACAACAAGGAAACAGGTATTAAATTAGGGTTTAAAGATTTTAATTATGGAAACTACAATTTCTATAAGTCTAATTGGAGATTCTTAGACCACGTTACAGGAGAAGGTTCTGCGGTAGGAGCTACTAAAGTTCATGGTATTTTAATTCCGTCTGCATCTAAAAAGGTGTACGACATAATGGAAGGAAAAGAAGCAACTGTTCCAATGTTACACGTTAAGTATCGTGCATCTCAATCAGTTAATCGTAAGTACGAAATGACTGTTAGAGATTGGGCAACAGGTACGAACAGAAAAGATGTTAGAGAAACTGAATTCTTAACAGAAAAAGCCTTAATGGTTTCAGGAAGAAACAATCTTGTTATCTACAAAGGATAATATTATTATGTAATACCCTAATAAGGCTTGTTGTAATAGCAAGCCTTATTTTTTTAAATAAAAATTAAAATCAAATCAAAATGGAAAACACAGAAGAAAAGAAGCATTGGAAAACTATTGAAAAGGAAGAAAAGGAAAAATTAGCATTGGCAGAAAATCCTCAAGAAACCGAAGTAAAAGAAGCTACCATTCCAATATCTCAGGTAGAAGAAATGATGGCAAGGCTAAAAGAAGATATTTTAGCAAATCTACCAACTCAGCAACCAAAAAAAGCTGAAGAAAAAATGGCGTACAAGCAATTAAATGTACAAGAAGAAAACTTTGATGAAATCCCAGGCTTAGAAGATTTTGAAATTAAAGACAGAATGTATGTTTTGTGTAATAACGCAAAGCCTTTAACACAAGGGATTAAGAATAGAAGTAGACCTAATAGTCCTTTGACTTATTTAAACCCAAGAACAAAAAAAACACATTCTTTAAGATACTCTATAAATCAAGTATCATTCTTTGAGGACCAACAATCAGGAGATGTTAGGGTAACAACTATTCTTACTAGAGATGGTATGTTGAAAACCACAAGAGATGAAATTCCTTTACAAAAATTCTTGTCTATACACCCTGACAACGTGGTTAATGGGGGTTCTGTTTTTGAAGAATACGATCCTGTAAAAGAAGCTTCTATTGACTTAGAAAAGGAAGATAAATTATACGAAGCTCAAACTTTGGTTCGTTCAATTAACGAATTAAAAAAAGATGCTATTGCAAGATTAATGTGTTCTGATTATAATGAAAGCTGGAGTTCTGCGGAATTAAAGCGTTCTTTATTTAGTGCGGTTGTTAAAAGTCCTGAGAAATTCTTGACGTTAGTAAACGACACTTCATTAGAAGTAAAAGGAATCTCAAAAACTGCTTTGGCAAGAGGTGTTATTAGTTATTCAAACTACAAATGGTACAACGAAAATAAAGAAGTAATTGCAGAAGTTTCAAGAAACGAAGACGAATTTGACGCTATTGCTACTTATTTACTTTCAGGAAAAGGACTTTCTTACTACGAATTTTTGAAAAATGCAATTGGATAACAATTAGCAAATGCTTAATATTTTAAAAGCCACTCTATTACGAGTGGCTTTTTTATTACTTATTACTTATTATTAATTATCTTTGTCATTAAAATAACTACAATGGCAACAACTATTCCTTCCGAGTATTATGAGAATGAAGAAAATCAAGGTTCGTATCAGTTCGTTTCATTAGAAAACATCGTAAATAACTTTACTCAAAACTATTTAGGAGATGATACTTTACTTGGCTACATACCTCGTTCAAAAGTCATTTATCAAGCAAAACAAGGAATTAGAGAGTTTACTTTTGGTGCTTTAAAAAATGCTAAGGTGGTGGAGTTAGAATTAGGAGATAATTTAGATATTATCAAACCTTTTGACTACGTTGATTATATTAGAATTTCTTGGGTAAATAAAGAAACAGGTAAGATACACCCAATGTCTGTAAATAGAAATACGCCATTAGGGATAGCTCATTTACAAGATAATGAAGCGGAAATACTATTTGATAACGATGGAGATGTTTTAATCGGAACAACAGCCATTGAAGCGGTAAACGATTCTTTAGCAGACGAGTATCAAGTATCTAGCAATTATAATAACAATCCTAATATTTGCAACTATGGAGTTAACAATAATTGGGCGGTAGATACTTCTTTAAATCATAATGGAACTTTTAATATTAATGAAAAAAGAATCCATTTTAGTTCAGAAAATGCAGATAGAATTATTTTGCTAGAATATGTTTCTGACGGAAATGAAGTGTTGGAAGCAGATATGAAAGTTCATAAATTTGCAGAAGAAGCTTTGTACTCTTACATACACGATAGGCTAGTTAAGGTTTCTATTAGAATCCCTGATTACGAAAAAAGAAACGTAAAGAAAACTTACGATACGCTTTACAGAAATGCTAGAGTTAGATTATTAGGTATTAAACCTCAAGAATTCATACAGTCTTGGAAACAAGGTAAAAAATGGATAAGATAATATGAAAATACAAAACACTTTTATTTCAGGTAAAATACAAAAAGACCTTGACGGAAGATTCGTACAAACCAATGAATTAATAGACGCTGAAAATGCTATTGTAATTACTTCAGAAGATTCTAATTCGGGAGTGTTGAAGAATGTTACAGGAAACATAAAAAAGACATCTCTTAATGCTTCTAATGGTAAAACAATCGGACATGGGGTTTTGGCTTCTAAAAATAAAATATACAATTTTGTATCAGGAAGTGTCTACGATTATATTGTAGAGATTGATTCTACCACTTGGAATTCTGTAATTGTTTGCCAATCTTCTGTTGGGCAGTTACTTAATTTCAATCCAAACAAAAGAATGACCGATGTTGAAATAGTTATCGATCCCGAAGGAGATGGAGATTTACTTTTCTTTTGCGGAAATGGATATAGATTAGGTTGTTTAAATATTAAAATAGCTAAAACTTGGGCGATTAACGGATTTTCAGTAGATGAAATTTCTTTGATGAAACCAAGTCCAATATTTGCTCCTAACATAAATTTAACCACAAGCGTTGACGGAGTGGAGAATAATTTTATAGAAGACAAATTTCTTTGCTTTGCTTACAGATATAAATATGTGGGTGGTTTTTATTCTGCACCAGGCTCTTGGAGTAAAGTTGCTTTTCAGCCAAGAGATTTCATACTTGATTTTCAGTCAAACGTAAATAATGGAATGTTAAATATTTCTAATGCAGTAGACATTTCATTTAATGTTGGACCAAGAGATGTTATATCGGTTGATTTATTATTCAGAGAAAGCGATACACAAACTATTTATGTAATAGAGCAATTTGTAAAACAAGAAAAAGGTTGGGCAGATAGTTCAATTCAAGAATACCAATTCAGTAAAAGTAAAATATATTCTGTTTTAGGTGAAGACCAATTCCTAAGAAACTTTGACAACGTTCCTCTTGAAGCAAATTCTATGGCTTTAATTGGTAATAGGGTTGCTTACGGAAACTTCTTAGAAGGTCAAAACATATTAGAGCAAACAGATTTTGAAGTTTCTTTAGTTACTGATAATTCCATTTCTGATAGTAAAGATGCTAATATAAGTAATTTTGTAGATGTAATAAGTCGTTCAAATAATACAGATTTTGTAGAGGGTATTCCTGGTGGTGGTTCAAATACCGTAGACCAAATGAATTACACAAACAACGAAATAACCATAGCATCAGCACCTTCAGGAAGTGATTTTTATGATTTTAACATAGAGATTACTCCAAAAGCAGGATATTCTACAACTCCTTATAACATATTTGTAAAAGACGGAAACACCGTTTTGGAATCTTGGTTGTTACAGACAGGAACGCAAGTAAAGTCATTCGGTAGTGGCGTAGGTGTAAATATAAAGATATTTGTAACTTCCACAGACGGATTACTATACGCTTCTAAATTAACTTACGACATTGGAAATTTAGGAACTTTAGCTTCAAGATACAGATACTACGGATATAATCAATTAGCATATCCCAATTCTACAGCATATCCTTCTACATTAGAGGGAAATACCGTAATAAATACAATAGCGGAATTTGACCTAACAGGAATACAATTTACTTCAGGAAGACAACTTAGGATAAACTTTGAGTTAAAATCTTCTCTTGTAAGTGATTTTTTACCATCTGTTACTTTCTTTTATAATTTAACTAAAAACCATACTGACTTAGCAGATTTTATAGCAAATTCATCGTTCAAACAACAATTAGAAGATATATTTTCTTTAAGCTTTAAAAATTCAGAAATAAGTAATGCAGGAACAATTGTAAGCTATACTGATTTTGAATTAACCGTAGTTGGCAATTCTATTTTTATAAAAACTCCTTCGGTAGTTTATAATGTAACCGAGCCTTCAAATGCGGTAGAAAACAAAACGGAATTTTATTTAATTACAGAATCTTTACTTTTCTTCACAACTCTTAACGGATTTGCTTCAAGACATTCTAATCGAGATAATGAAGTTGGAATGATATATATGGATGGGAAAGGAAGAAAATCAACCGTATTAGTTTGTGGTGCAAATTCAATTCATATTCCCATTGACAGTAGCGACTTGATAACTTCTTTAAGTGTTAAGGTAAATAATCCTCCTCCAACTTGGGCAAAGTACTATAAGTTTGCTATAAAACAAACAAAGAGAGATTACGACATAATTTACGGAAACGTTGTTTATACAGATGGTATTTTTCGTTGGATAAAACTTATTGGCGGAGATAAAGGAAAGGTCTTAGAAGGAAATTTATTAACGGTAAAAAGAGATTATGCAGGTGCTTTAGAAAGCTTACAAAAAGTAAAAGTTTTAGAAGTTGTTGAAAAACAAGCAAACTTTATATCAGATAATTTTATTTCTGCAAATAATGAATTAAAAGAAGAAGCCGGACTTTACTTTAAAATTAAACAGGGTGCTTTTGATATAAATATAACTACGGCAGATTTCCTTACATTTAAAGGTACTGCAAAAAGAAGATATGCATCTGAATCTTTTACTTTAACAAATCCTATTTTTGGAGAAGAAAATCTAGGTGTTTATACCCCATACGATGTAAAAGGCGGTTCTAGGGTTAGATTCTTTTTGCAGTTCAAGGCTTTTGGAGCAATCTCATTTACAAATACTTTTGAAAAAAACTTAATAGCACAAGAAGATTATTTAAGCGTTCAAGATTGGTTTAATGCCGAAATAGCAATATTAGGAGATTGGATTCAATATGCTTCTGAAAACCTAACTTCTTTTGGCTTTACTGCCGACGGAAAACAATTTCAAGTAAAAGTAAATAGAGATGGTACTCAGGTTAGAGATATTTTAACAGACATTGAATTTGATATAAACTTTTCAGGCGGAACACTTGTTTTTGAAACCGAACCTATTGAGCAGTTAACGTCTTCTTTCTTTGAAACTCCTGAAACTTTTACAATAACAAATGGAAATCACGAATTTGTAAATCACGTATTGAACGATGCGTTTAATTGTTTTTCTTTTGGTAACGGTGTGGAGAGTTATAAAATTAGAGATTCTATTACAGGTAAATCATTTTCGGTAGATTCTAATCCTAACGGAGTAAACAAAGAGGGCTATCGTCAAATTAGAAGATTTGCTGATATTACTTATTCCGAAGTTTACAATTTTGGAACGAATATAAACAGACTAAACGAATTTAATTTGTCTTTGGCTAATTACAAAGATGATATAGAGAAAGCGTATGGTCCAATTTATAAAATGCGAGGCAAAGACACAAATTTAGAAGTTTGCCAAGAAGATAGAGATTCAATTGTATTTTATGGTAAAGATATTTTATACAACGCAGATGGAAGTACAAATTTATCTCGAATAAAAGAAGTTTTAGGTCAACAAAAAGTATATTCGGGAGAATATGGTATTTCAACACATCCTGACAGTTACGATTTCTACGAAAACACATCTTTTCATACAGACCTAAAGCGTGGAGTAGTTGTTAAATTAGGCGGAAACGGAATGTTTGAAATTTCATCTTTGGGAATGAGAACATACTTTAAAAAATTATTTAGAGATAATACAATCACTCAAATAATAGGGCGTTACGACCAATTTTATGATTACTACTTATTAAATATAAAGTATATTGACTGCGATAATGATCCTCAATATGTTACTTGGGCGTTTTCAGATAAAATAAATGGTTGGTTAACTAGACTTACTTTTAATCCAGAAGATATGTGTAGAATTAATTCTCAATTCGTATCGTTTAAAAAAGGAGAGGTTTGGTTACATAATAGCGATGCGATTTATAACACTTTCTACGGAAAAGAAACGCAAAGTAGCTTTAAATTTAATTACAGCCAAGAGCCAAGTACAAGAAAAATATACAAAGCTTTGTCTATTGAAGGAACAATCCCTTTACAAACCGATTGTTTTACCGACTTAGAAAAAGGATATGTAAACCGTTCTGATTTCGATAAGAAAGAAAACGTTTATTATGGATATATAAGAGGTAAGAACGGAGAATTAAACACAAGTCAACTTAGTTATCAAGGAGTTGGAAATTGTTCTTTAAACGGCTTTGTTTTATCTTTTGATTTTGAACTAGACAGTATCATATCTGTTGGAGATATTGTATTAAACTCTAGTCTGCAAACAATTGGAACTATTTTACTTAAAAGTCCAAACAGCCTTACATTAGATACCGTAGTTAATATCTCAAATGGAGATTTCGTGTTAGTTTCTAAGCCTGAAAGTATTCAAAAGCAAGGTGTTTTAGGTTATCACTTAGAAGTAGATTGCTCTTTTTCAAGCAATTCAAAAGAAGAAATTTATAGTATTGGTGCTGAAATTGTAAAGTCGTATATGTAAAATTTGTATATTTGTTGAAGTCAAATCAATTATATGAAATTTCAGGTAAAGCAAGTAAAAAAAGAAGAAATATATACAGATTACGCAAGAATGTGCAGTCTACATCACTTTACTTCTTGGAATATTGATTTACTGCCCGAATACGCTTTTGTTTGCTACGCTGATGAAATACCAATATACCTAGTGTGGTTTTGGTTTACAAACTCTAAAATGGCAATTGTTACATTCATACTCTCTAATAAAGGAGTTAATTATAAAAAAAGAATTGGTGGTATGCAGTTTTTAATTACGGAAGTGATAAATTACGCTAAAAAGAAAAAACAGAAAATGATATATTTTCCAACTTCAAATCAAGAGGTTGCCAATAAACTAATAAAATTAGAATTTTTTGAAGGAGATCCTGGATTCGGACAATACTTCTATAAACTTTAAAACACAAAAAATGGGAGCAGGAGCAGCGGCAGCAGGAGCGCAATCAGCGGTTGGAATGGGAATGGGAATTTACCAAACTATAAAAGGCGCAAAAGAAAAAAGAGATGCACAAACAGCCTTAGAGAATATTGATCGTCAAGATTTAACTAATTCTTTTGATAGTACCGCAATTTCTACTTTAGGTGCAGACAGAGCGCAAACCGAACAAGCTAGACTTGCTTCAGGTCAAATTTCTGCATTACAAGATTCAGGCACGCGTGGATTAATAGGCGGACTTGGTAGAGTTGAAGTTGGAAACCAAAATGTAAACCAACAAATTGCAGTAAATTTAGACGAGCAACAAAAATCTATTGACTTTGCTAGAGCAAACGATCAAACCAGAATTCAAGGTATGCAAGAAAATCGTGAAAACGCAGATATAGCAGCGTTGTCTTCTCAATATATGGCAGGAAAACAAGACGAAAACACAGGACTTTCAAATGCTGTATTAGGAGCAGGAATGTTAGGAAATCAATTAAGTGGACAGACAGGCGGAGTTGGGTTACAAAATGAACAACAACAAGCAGTTACTATGAATGCTGTGGGAGTAAATCCAACACTTGCAAGACCTCAACCTCAGTTTATAAACATAAGGGGTAACGGTACGTTTAAACAACCAGGTATTCCTCAATCACAGTACGGAAGAATTATTACAGGATATAATATGAGTGGTGAACCAATTTATAATCAATAAGATATGGCAATAGGTAGAGTTGGATCGTTTGCTACAGACAGACCTGTTCAAGATGGTATTGGAGATGCTTTAAAGTATAACGAACAAATGGGTTTCAACTATCGTGCTGAAGCTGAAAAAAAGAAAGAGAAAGAGGATGCTATAAAGGCTGCTAAGGAAAAAGATTTAGAGTTACCTAAAATGGAAACTGTTTATACTCCTTACGCATCTGATAACGCTATGAGATTAGGTTTTGGTACTAAATCGAAAAACACTATTATTGAAGCAGGGAACAAAGTAAGGTTAGGCAAAATGACTGCGCAAGAGTTTAGCTTGATAAAGGCTAACGTAATGGAAGGTTTAAGTCTTTTTAATCAAGGAGCTAAAAACATAAACGAAGCGGCTGCTGCTAACGGAGTATTAATAAAAGAAGGGAAATTAGCTGATGGTGGAATAAAAGAAGCTATGAATTTAGGATATGCCTATGAAAATAGAAACGTAGATTTTCAATTTAACCCTGACGGTACTTCAAATGTAGTAACTTACGATGAAGACGGAACAACAGTACTTGCTAAAGAAGGATTGGAAAAAGTAGGTTATAAATTATATAATCCTGTTTATAAAGTTGATTTTAACGATGAGTTGTTACAATTTCAAAAAACACACTCTATGGATTCTACGGAGTGGATTTCAAGAAACCAAAAAACAGGTTTAGAAGAAATGACACCAAGATTAAAAACGAGTATTTCTAATTATGCAGATGCTAAATTACAAGATAAAACTGCTTTAACTAATGCTTATTATTCTGCTACGGGAAAATTCAAAAGAGATATAACTGACGAAAAAGAAATTGCTGCTGCAAAAGAATACGTTGTAGGAACTTTTGAAAAATCTTATAACAGAAAGAAAACTGCTGCCGAAGCTTTTCAAGGAGCTAACTTTGGATTAGCTAAAAAAGCTGCTGAAAAAGACGAAGTAAAAGGTAAAGAATTTGTTTCTCAAACTGATTTAATAACTGATTTACCAAAAGGATTCGTGGTAGAAAAAGAGAAGTATTATCCAAATTCAATCGGATTTGCAGAGAATACATTAAAATTTAATAATTTAGGAGGCAAAAAGTCAGGTATAAATAATGGATATGTAAACTCTTTTCACTTAGAAAAAGACGGACACGTTATAGCTCAAGTTAAATATTTAATAGATAAAGGACAAAAATTCACGTTACCTAGCGGGAAAGAAGTTAGTTATAACGTTGGTATGGCAATGTATGGCGACGAAACTACGCCTCAAGCTACAAAAGACGCATTAGCTCCTCAATTAAATAGTTTTACAACTTCCGCTACTTATGGAGAAACGAATGTTATTTATAACGGAAACGATCCTGAATTAAACTCATTGGCAGTAAAAGCTAATTATACAAATAAAGATCAATTGATTAAAAAGTTAAAAAGAGATAATCAAAAAGAAATTTTATCTGATAGAAAACGCAAAACAGAAAAATCAAAAGATACCAAAAACGAAAGACCAAAAACTGTAACTCAAAAAGGAGTTACCTACACTTGGAATGAAAGCAACCAATCTTACGAATAAAAAAAAGTATGTTACAACCTAAACCAAAATTCGATCCTAATCAACCATACAAGGTTGTTAAAGAAAATAAATCTGAAACTACAGGAAAACCAGCGTTCGATCCAAACGAACCATTTGATGTTGTAAAAAAAAAAGAAGATACTACATCAACTTCTACAATTCAGAAGGAAAATTTGGCTTTGGAACAGAAAAGTGGTTCTTCGGATTTGCCAAAAATGAAGTCTTTTGATGGATTAAGTAAAAAAGATATTGCTTCTTTAAAGTCTAATCCTAATGCACCAAAATTAAATATTCCAAAACCTATTGAACGTACTTTGACAGGAACAAATGCGTATTTAAAAAAATTATCAAATAATAAACCTAAAATATTAGAAAACTACACCAAACTTACAAATTCAGAAGTAGTAGACCAAGCATATATTGACCAAGAAAGACAAGACATAGAAGCTGATTTTAACGATACAGGGTTTTTAAATACCGTTACGACAGGACTAAAAAACGTAGCCAACGCTATTATTGCACCAACACAAGCCGCATTAACTTTTGGAACATCTGATCCAGAGCCATTTTTTCAAACAGATCCTTTTTCTAAAGAAAAGTTAACCGTTGAAAAAAGAATTACATTAGAGATTTCAGAAGCTAAAAAACTAAACCTTCCAAAACCTATTTATAATCAAGAAGCCATTAATAAAATGGTTAAAGAAGAAAAGTTATCTAACAATATAGCTTTAAAAAAAGAAAGTCAAGTTCGTAGTTTTATTGAAGATTTAGATGAATCAGATAAAGACGATTTAAGCAACTATAAACTAATAGATGCTCTATCTTTAGATTTAAAAGAAAAAGACAACCTAAAGAAGCAAGGCGTTATATCAGAAACAATTTCTGTAACACAAGAGGAAATATTAGGATTAGTATCTAAGTCTAAGAAAGGTAATTTAACCGAAGACGAAAAAGTTAATTTACAAAATTATTCTGCTAGTGTAAAACAAAACCAAACCGAACTATTAAAACTAAAAGAAGATTTTTATAGCAATGATAAAAAATTAGGTACTGCTAAAGAAAATTTAGATTTATTGAAAAGAGATTACACGTTTTCTCGACACTTTAAAAACCTAGAGGCTTCTGTTGTAGATTTATTTTCAAACACATCAGGCGTTTTAGATTATGGATTTAAAGCAGGACAAAATGTGGTTGATAATTTTGATATGCCTATACTTTCGGGTGCTATGAAACTAGGTCAACGGGTTTTTGGAGAATCTTCTATTGAATTGAAAAAAGATTCAGAAAATTTAAGGTCAAAAACTGCAAAACCTATTTCTGTAGATGGTATAAAAAGTTTAGACGATCTTGGTAGTTGGGCGGGAGATAATTTTACTTCGCAAGCGACTGTTTTTGCATTAATTGCTACAGGATTACCAGGCGTTGCTACATTAGGTGCAACTTCTACAGGTCAAAAATACCAAGAGATGAAGGCTGAAATGGAAGCAGGAACTGAAATTTATGACGATTCACAATTATTATCAATTCCTGCAATTTTTGGAGCATCTGAAATAGCTAGTGCAACCGTTGATTTGTATTTATTCAAGCAAGCTCAAAGAACTTATCGGGCAGCAACAAGCGGAGAAAGAAGTATGATTGCTGACGGATTTGGAAAAAAACTATTTAACTTAGTAAAAGCTCCTGCAATTGAAGTTCCTGACGAAATAAGCACACAATTTGTTCAAAACGCTGCTGATATTTACTTAGGCGGAAAGACAGATAAAGACCTTACCGATGGGTTTAAAGATGCGGGTGCAGCAGCAGTACTTTTTGGATTAGTAATTGGTACAGCTCCTGCAATAATATCAAAAGCAACTAACAAATATAGTACAGATACAAAACTTCAAAAGGTTAATGCAGAAATGATTGGTTTACAAGCCGAACTAGACAAATTTGACATAAGTGATGCTAATAGAAAAACCATTACAGACCAACTAAACGTTGCAAAAGAAAAATCAACTTCTTTACTAAAAAAGAGAGTTAAGGATATGTCAACTTTATCCAACGAGCAATTTTTAGAGATAAATAAGATTGAAAAAACACAAGCAAATATTCGAGATAAAGCAAAATCTATAAAAGAAGATACTTCGTTAAATAACGACACTAAAAAACAGATTTTAGGCAATTTAAAAGAAGAATTTAACGCTACAGAACAAAGACGTGTAGATTTATTAAATCGTGGCGCAAATGTACAGTTAGAAAGAATAGACGAGAAAGATAGAACTCGTTTAAAAGAAAAAGCGTTAAAAGAATTAACTAAAGAGCAAAACCCTGATGGCACAAAAGAAATCACTATTAAAGATGATGAAATTTCTAAACGTGCAGTTCAAATTTACAATCAGGAAGTTCAAGTAAAAAACGCAAAAATAAAAGAGGCGATTTTAAAAGAAGAAGCTTTAAAGAAAGAAGAATCAGAAAAAATAGTTCCTGTACAAGATGTAGTTATTCAGCCTATTGAATTAAGTGTTGAATCAAATACTATTGAAGATATAAATGAAAAAGGAATTGAATTTGGTTTAGACAAGCCTTTAAGAAGAGAGTTTGAAGAAGGAGAAGATGGAGATAAAAAATATGCGGAGGCTAATATACAACACAATAAAAATGTAGATGAAGCAATATCGGGTTTGACTCAAAATGGGATATTGATTGCCGAAGGTGCAGAATATGAAGTTGAAGTTACTTCACAAGGAGTTACCGTAAGACCAAAAGGACAAGATTACAAGAATTATTATAAAGGCAAACGTGTTTCAGCAGATACGCCATTTACGAAAGGATTTAAGTTTATACCAAACGAAGTAAAACCACAAATAAATACTCCTGCTCAACAAGTAGAAGGTCTTAGAGCAGACGAACAAGCAGAACTTCGAGAAGCGATACCTAACGCAGAACAATTTGTTACAGATGGTAAAATTGATGAAACTAAGTTAGAAAATACCGAAGATAAAGCAAAGTTTAATGAAATTTACGACAAGTACGACAAGTTAATTACTCCATTATTAGAGCAACAAAATGAAGCAACACCGAGCAAAGATACTCCTGCTAATGGAAACGTTCGACCTAGAATTGATGGGTTGGAGCAAACACCGCAACAACCAACTAATACACCAAGTAACGTTTCCGAAACCGTTGACGTTGGAGAAAGTGAAGGCGATGTTGAAGTAGTAAAAAAACCTGTAACTTTACAAGAGGATGCGAAACCTAACGCTTTAGATTTTTTAGATAAGAATATATTTGCTGATTTCAATAAAGAAGGCGAAACCCCAAAAGCAGTCAAAACACCTAATAAAGTGGTGCAAAAAGGAATATCCACTTCTGTTACGGACTTACCGATTAAAGATATTGTTACAGACGAGTCAAGATTTCAAAACAGAGAAGGACTAGACGAAGAAAGAGTTCAAAATATAGTTGAAAATTTTGACAAGAACAAATTACTCCCTATCACAGTTTTTGAGGAAGGTGGTAAATACACCGTTTTATCAGGCCATCACCGTTTTGAAGCAATGAAACGTATGGGCGTTAATAAAATTGCGGTAAAAATATTCGATGGAACAGAAGCCGAAGCTAAGGAATTTGCAAAAGACAGCAATACATTAGAAAAGCAAGAAACGGCAATAGAAAGAGCAAGTCGTTATAGAGAATTAAGAGCGCAAGGGCTATCTGAAAAGCAAATTACAGATATGGCAAGACAGGCTCATGGTAGCGATGCGGTTAAGATTGTAAATATGTCAAGACTTGAACCGAATGGAAAAGCATTGGAAACCGTTAAGCAGTTTGAAAAAAGCACTGATACTGATACTAAAAATAAAGTTCAAGCAGTGGCAGAATGGATAGGAAATGTCAAATCCAAGCATCCTGACTTATCAAAGGTTCAAGAAAATGAAATGTTTGATTATTTAATGGATGCTTATTCTACTAAAAAAGGAGCAGGAAAAATAACCAACAGAACACAATTTTTCGATTTAGCTAACGCACTGATTACTAAGTTAAAAGAAAAAGGTAACTTTGACGAAAACACAACCGTAAATTTTAAAAACTCATTAGGCAAAAGCAGTATCGAACTAGAGTACGATAAAGCATTAAACGACGCAAAAGAAGCCGTTAAATCAGCTCAGAAAGAATTAGATAATAAAAGAGCCGACTTTTTAGCTAAGGGAGCTACAAAGGAAGATTTTGATAGAGTATTACCAAGTTACGAGAGTAAATTACAAACCGCTATTAAGAATGAGAATGATATTAGAAAAGACAAAGGTTTATTAAAAGAAGCCGTAAAAGACCAAGTATCATTATTTGACGAGATAGAAAATAATAAATTAGATGAAAAACCAAACGCCCACAGAGAAGTTCAGAACATTCTTGAAGGAAACTCAGAAGAAACACCAAGCGATAAGAGAAGTGCTGAAGAAGAACAGCAAGAAGTAGGTAAAGAAAACTTAATAAAAGTATATCATGGAGGTAGTGTTAAATCTATCGAAAACTTAGATAAAGGAGAACCATTATTTGTATCTGAAAATGAAGCGCAGGCTAAAGAATATACTAAGGAAAACGAAGGGAGTGTTGCTAGTTTTGAAATAAACGAAAATACAGTAGCTTCCGAAGAAACAGTAAGAGAAGCTATAGCGGAATTAGGTTTAATACCTAAAGAAGAAGGTTGGGAGGCAGATGAATTGAATATTTTTGAATTAATAGACCCTAAATTTGATACGTCTTTTACCGTTGAAGATATTAATATATTATTTAGAGAGTTAGAAAAAAGAGGTTTTGAGTCAGCTAGGTTTTACGATACTAACCTTAAAACTCTTAAACAAGATATTGAAAATATAGTAATATTTAATCCCCAACAAACATTAAGCGATAAACAAAAACCTCTAACCAAAGAACAAAAGAAACAAGTCAAGTTTAATGCTATTGATGTAGCAGTAGGAAAGATAAATAAAGCGCTCCCAAAAGGAGGCGGTGATGGTTACGACGGAAACATAAACGGAGTAAACCAAGATGCTATTTTAGACCACATAGCCGAAGCTATAAAAAAAATGGTTAGCGCAGGATACGATATTGAAGAAGCTATTACTGAAATGATAAAAACGGTAAAAAACAACTTTAACTTTGATTTAAACATCGACGACATCAAGGCAAGGCTAAATCAAAAAACAAAACAGCAAGGAGAGGAATTCGAAAGAAAATCAGGTAAAAAGTCTATTGCTAACAGAATATTTGACGGAGATAATAAAGCAATGCGAAAAGCCGTTTCTAAATATTCTCTTGATTATGAAGTGGAGAATCAAAACGAAGCAAAAGAAAATGCTGAAAATTTTGTAGACGAAGTAGGTATTCAAAACGCATATAATGAAGTTAAAAAAGGCAATATAAAAGGTGCTGAGAAAGCATTTGTTTATGCTAAAATAATAAAAGAATTATCAGAAGATATAAATTCTTTCCCAGAATCAGAAAGGTCGGAGATTGAAAGCATAAAAGAAAAGATGCTAGAAGATATTCAGCAAGAATTTGACCAAGAAGCTAGAAGTTCAGGTAGATTTATTGCTGCATTGGCAAATGTGTATAATTCTTCTCAAGGAGCATATAGTTTTAACAAAATGGTTAAGGATTATAAGGCTAAAAATAAAGGGAAAATAGATACCGAAACTTTAAAAAAGTTTGTTGAATTAGAAGCTAATTTAAAAGCATTAGAAGATAAAGTAAAAGTACTAGAAGCTCAAAAATTAGTTGAAGAAGAAAATCAAGCTTTCAACAATATAGTTGAATCAATTGCTCGTGGTAAAAAAATAAACACAAATCAAAAAATAACCAACAAGCAAAAAGCAAAAAGTTTAGCTGATAAATTAAGAACTTTTAAAACAACCAATAAAGGAAATTTAAACGCTGCAACTCCGTTTAGTTTAGCTTACGACCTTGCTATTGAAGCCGCAGCAAAAATAATTGAAACTTCAGGAAGTATTGCAGATGCTATAAAAGCAGGACTAGAATCAATTAGAAAAAGTAATTTAGATAAAAACGAAAAAAGTCAAGCAGTAAATGAACTTTTTGATGCTTTTGATAATACGGAAGGAAGTTCTAAGGCTTCAATGTCAATAAACGAAGATGGAAGATTACGTATTCCGAATTCATTGATTAGAGAAAAGGTAGAAAGCGGAATTGATAATATTGAAGATTTAACTACGGAAATACTAGCTGAGGTTGAAGAAATGTTTCCTGACCAAGAGTTTACAGAAAGAGAAGTTAGAGATGCAATTACCGGATATGGAAAAACTTCTAACCCTAACTTAGACGATATACAAACCGAAGTTTCAGTAATGAAATCTTTAGGTAGAATTGCGTCAGGAATAGAAGATGCTAATGCAGGGAAAAGACCTTTGCGTTCAGGACAACAACGCAGAGAAACCACTCCTAAAGAACGTATGGAGATGAAGAAATTAAAGGCGTTGTTAAGAGATTTACCTTTAGCCGCTGCTGATATTGAAAAGGCATATAAAACAGCCTTAGAAACGATTAAAAAACGTTTATCAAACGAAATTGAAGAAATAGACATTCAACTTGCGAATGGAGAAAGAAGAAAAGGAGAAAAAAGCGTAATTGAATACGACAAAGAAGCAAATGAATTAAAAGCTATTCGTAATTCTAAAAGAGAACAACTTGATGAATTAGTTGGAAAACCTCAATTAACAGATGAACAAAAAATCGAAAGATCAGAGAAACTTTTACAAAAGAGAATTGATGATTTACAAGAGAAAATAGCTAAAGGCGAGATTGAGTATGCTAAAAAGCCAGAACAAGTAACTTCTAATAAATTAGAAGAAATGCGTAAGGTTAAAAAAGAATTAGACGATCAGGTTAATAAGATGCGTGAAGATTCAGGTATGTTAGAAACTAGATTAATTGAAATTGCAAAGAGAAACGCAAGAAAAAGACTTGAAACCTTAAAGAAAAAAATTGCCGATAAAGATTTTTCTAAAACAAAAAGAAAGCCAGGTCCAACAGATGTAGAATTAGATAAATTAAAATCACAAATATTAGAGCAAAAGGAATTATACGATACAGAAAGTTATTTGATAGAATTAAAAAACAGAAGTAAAGCTAAAAAAATAGGAGATTTTATAAAAGATTTAATATCTGTTCCTAAAATTATGAGTTTTACTGTCGATTTAAGTTTTGTGGGGATACAAAATGTAACTCAGGTTTATAAAATGAGTGCTAATTCTCTAGTAAGTTTAATAAAAACAGGTAAGCTAAAGGGCGAATTAAGGGGTTCTTTAATGAATATGGCTAAGGCTATGGCTAGTCCTGATTTTGAGCAGAAATATATGGATAAAGTTAAATCAGATCCAATGTACGCATTAATGAAACAAGTGAAACTAGGTTTAGTAGAATCTCATTACAAAGAAGCCGCTAAAGCTGAAGTATTTCAAAATAACTTAATAAGCACTTTGTTTGATTTATTTGGTAATTATGTAGCTAGACAAGGTTTTGAAAAGGCAGGAGATATAATTAAAAACTATGTAAATATAGTTGCTATTTTTGAAAGAGGACAAACCGTATTTGAAAATGAAATAAGAAGAAAACGTTTTGAAGAAGGCGTAAAGCTTTTAGAGATTCAAGGATATAATCCCATAGAAAATATTGATGAATACAAAAAAGTAGCTGCTGCGGTAAATACATTAACAGGTAGAGCAAATACAGGTAGTAAAATTGCATCAGGATTAAGAGAAATGAATGGAATATTATTTTCTTCTTTCTCAAATTGGGCAGCAGGAATTAATCAACTAAATCCTTATTGGTATTCTACATTAACTCCTACTGCAAGAAAAATGGCTTTAACAGACGTGGCGCATCATATTATAGGCGCAGGATCTATAGTAACAATGGCTGCAATGTATGGATTAGGTCAATCGGGAGAAGAAGACGAAAAAGATAAAGTAACTGTTGAAACAGATTTAACTAGCTCAGATGCCGGAGTTATTAAAGTGGGTAACGTTAGGATTGATCCTTGGGCAGGTAAGAAAACAACGATTGTTGCTATGTCAAGATTATTTAAAGGAGGTAGGTTAGATAAATACGGAAACTTCAAAGAATACGGGAATAAATATGAAGATATACCATACATAGATTTACCTTTAGATTATGCAGGAAACAAACTTGCTCCTGGAATTAGAGCTGTTTTAGAAAGAACTTTTTTAACTGAAAAAGTAGAGCTAAATAACGGAGAATCTTTCAGAGAAGACAAATACGGAACTGATTTTAAAGAATCTGATTATTTAACTCCGCTTGTTTTTGATGCTTTTTCGGAAGTAAATAGAGAACAACCTGGACTACTTGGAAAAGCAGTAATGGCTATATCTTGGACAGGATTAGTAAATACTAATGTGTATGGCGGATATAGAGAAGGTATAAAAGGAATGCGAGATGGTCGTATGGATATAGAAACTAAAGAAGAACTTCAAAGACTAACCGACAAAGAAGGTGTTTTTAAAAATAAATTTGACAAATTGGCTAAGGATGCTTTTGAAGAAAAACTAAATCCTAAACAAGTTCAAGATAGTCTTTACAAATTAGTACAAGGAGATCCTGAATTATACAATAAAAAAATGGAATCTTTAATAAATAAAGTAGATAAAGAGAACGTGAAAAAGTACGTTACAGATGCTTTCTTTATAGCTTTAGAAAAAGAAAATAATCCTGAGAAACAAGCCATAATGTATTACTCTCAGTTTAAGGATGGAAAAGGATTAAGTAAAGAGGTACAGAAAGATATAGACAAAAACAGTATGTTAGTTAAGTTTAAAGTAACTCCTGAATTCTTGGATGCTTATAGAAAAATAATAAAATTAAAAAGTGAAAAGAAAGCCATCAATTAAGATGGCTTTTTTGTTATTTCAACTTGTCTATAACCTCTTGTAAATCTGCAATAGAACTGCCCGTCAATTGCTTAATTTCTTTAATTATCAATAACAAGCTTTTCAATTTTAAAGAATCTCGAAGCGCATACCTTTCTTTTCTAATTAACATTCCGTCTATTTCTTCTTCTGTAACCCATATAGCATCTAGCTCGTTTTTATCAATTAAAATTCCTTCCATTGGGTGTTGCTTGTACATATCCTCTAAAGGCACACGTTTTTTAGGTTTGTTAACTGTTTCTTCAATTAGCAAATTCTCTAAAAATACGTTAAGTAAAAACTTACGTTTCTTTTTTCTACTACTCAATGTTTTGATGTAATCTAATTGCTCTTCGTTGATTTGTAGTTTCATAATTATTTGGGTTTTAGTTTTAATATCTATTTTTTTTAGCGCAATTGGTTAAATTTTTAATTGTTTGGTTATTAGTTATTTAGAAACGTAGGTTCGTATATATACAAGTTGTAGGTAATGCTGCGTTTATCTTAAATAAGACAATATGTAAGCTATAACATCGATTGTCCAGCCATTACCTAACATTTTGTATCGTTGTGTATCTGAAACGTGATTTGTATAGTTTTCAGGTACGGTTTGCAATCTTTCACATTCTATTGGTGTTAATCTTCTTATGTTGGTTTTTGTTTGTATTAAATCCATATCACTATGATTCCCACCACTATTTCCGCCAGCAGTATAACAACTCGCTTTTTGTTGATTTTTTTTAATATTTCCTTTTTTATCAACTTTTATATAAGTATCGGCATTTCCCATTTTGTGAACTCTTGCACTTATGCAACTTGATTTATTTTCAGATTGTAATGTTTCAGTTGTATATTTATTGAAAACTTCGTGATTTTTCAAACATTCTAACATTTTGCCACTCAAAAAATATTTATCAGCAACATCAATTTCTAAAATATCTTTCAATAAAATTCCTTTGTCTTTTGGTTGTGGAATTGTACATTCTAAATCGCCAAAAAATCCAATTTGTTCAACTCCAATATTTGTCCAGTACAAACGATTTCTATTTTGAGCAGAAAGCAAAGCACTATTAATTTGGATCGGATTAATTCCGATTGCTCTTGTTAATACTTTTTGCCACTTTTCGCCCATTACTACGTTTTCAAGTAAAAAGTAAATGTTTGGATTAGTTTCTCGCAATTCGTTTAGTATTCGGATATATTCCCAAAACAAATAAGATTGTCCTTCAAATTCAAAGTTTTGACTTTTCAACTCCAGGTAATGCTCGATTGATAAAATTTCAAGTTCACATTTTGTTGCCATTCCTTTTCTTTTTCCAGCAAACGAAAAACTTTGACAAGGCGAACCTCCAGCAAGTATGTGTACAAATCCTAAATCTTTACCTTTTACGTTTCTTACATCGCCAATTTGTATCGTATTTGGAAAATTAGCCATTGTAACTTGTATTGGATATTTTTCTATTTCAGAAGCGTAATATTTTGTTGGTGTTTTACTAATTTTATTTAACGCTAATTGAAAGCAACTCATTCCATCGAACAAAGAAACTGCTACAAAATCCGCACTACCTACAACACGTGTTTTGCAAGATTGTGAATCCTGTGGTTTAATAATATTTTCGTTTCGCATTGTAATTTATTTTAAGTTGAAATTTTACTGTTACGAAGTTCACAACCTCGCAAAGCACCAAACGTTAGGCGTAATGCTAAGACAACCCTCCGAAGATATGAGCAATCGTATCAACATTCCATCCATTTCCTATCATTTTTCTAATTTGGTTATCACTTGCCACACCATCAAAGTAAGTTTCAGGCACGGTTTGTAATCTGCAATATTCTTTGATTGAGTAATAGCGGAAAGGTAAATTGTTTTTGAATGCGTTAGGGTGTCGTCCTATTGGCATTGTGGTTAAAACATTGTCTTTTGCTACTGTGGTTAAACAGTTGCTTTTATCTCGGTTTGTGGCTCTCACTTCAAGGCATTGCGTTATTGGTATTTCTTTGTTGTAATCCTCTCGTTTACCTTTATCGTTCAATCTTCTACCCAAAATAGTAGCCTTATTCAATCTTCGTCCTCTTATTGGACTTGGACCAATCATCCCAGTATCTTCTAAAATATCAATCAATTTTATTTGTTTGTCGGTTGGTTGTTCAATTGTAAAGTTTGCCCAATACAATCGTTCTCTATTTTGGGCTGATACCAAAGCACTATTTATCCTTACAGGTTCTACCCCTAAGTGTTCGGTTATCACTTGTTCAAATTCCTTTTTCATAACCACATTTTCCAAAAGCCAATATTTCGGTTTACATTCCTTAATCAGTCTTACAAATTCAAAAAATAATTTGCTTCGTGGGTCATCAAAATTCAATTGCTTCCCGCTAAAACTAAATCCTTGGCAAGGGCTTCCACCTATCAATAAATCTACTTTCGGTAAATCCGTGCCTTTAATATCGGTAACACTTCCAAGTTGTATCGTATTAGGGTAATTGTGTTGTGTTACTTTTATGGCGTGTTTATCAATCTCCGAAGCATAATATTTGCCATAGGAAATGGATACTCTGTTGAGTGCAATTTGTCCGCAACTCATACCATCGAATAACGAAAGCACTGCACCTAACACGGGTTTGGCAAAATTGCCGTTTTGTTCTTCTATCAACATTCGTTCTTAATTATTAAGTTTTGTATTTCAATTGAGCTTTCGGTTCGGCAACTTCGCCAAGCCCGAAACCGTTATGCCTCATTTTAGGAGGACTTACAGAAACAATCAGTTTCAAATTCAAATAACTCTTGTTGTTGTTTTGAAAGTTCGTGTAAATCTTCCGCTTTTGTGAATGGTCTTTGTGCCATTTCTACAAGTTCCTCAATACTTTTATTTGTTCTTAAATCAAATCTCGGTACATCTTCAAAAGCATAAGTTTCTTCCATTCTTTGCCACCATTCCGCAATACTTGGATTATCTTTTATAATTGTTAATCGCTTTTTTAATGACTTTTTAAAGCATAAATCACAATTTCCCTCGTAATCTTTTAAACCTAAATCAAAACTTTGTTTTTCCCAAAACTCACGAACCATTCTTTGATTCATTGGCAATTCATCGCACAAAGGGTAAATTATATTTTCTTCTTTAGCGTGTATTGATTTTCGGTGCGCCTCGTCTGCTCTAATGCCTATTGCACGAATTATATTCATATTTTTAAAATTATCTCTTAAATATGCGTCAATAGGCCTTTGTTTTAACTCTCTTGTGCAATTTGAAGCCATGTTGTTTGGTAATGGGTATTTTTTAAGCATTGCTTCAAATGGTTCTCCGTTTCTTGATGCAGTTTCAAAATTTACTATTGTGTATGTCGTACCTGTTTTAAAAAACCTTACGTCTCTATCAAATTCTCTTAAACCAATAGCGTAATTTTCTCCAAGCATTTCTTTAAAGTCTTCCAGTCCATTTATATCGCATTTCATTCTTCCGAATCCTGGATAAACAAAATCGTAATTAACGCTTGCTTCAAGCCATATTAAATTTAATCCAAACTCTTTATCACATTTATCGGCAAAAATTAAACTCTTTTCTAATTCTCTACCTGTATTTAAAAACACATAAATAACGTTTGGATATTTATGTGGATTTTCTTTTAAATGCTTTGCTAAAATTGCAGATGTTCTACCACTTGAAAACATACATACATACAATTTATTATTCAATGATTTTTCCATAAGTATCTATTTCAAATTTTAATTCAAATTCACATTTTATTCCAAAATTTTGAGTGGAACAAGGATATTTAGATTTACAAACATTACAATAAAAACGAGGCATAACATCGGTTTGCACGCATTGCTCGTTTTCGTTTATATCGTTTTTCATTTACTTTTAGTTTTTAATAATTAAAATTCGTTTTCATAAGTCGCAACGACGTGCAAGCCGCAGCCGTTAGCAAACAACTTAGTTTGATTCTGCCAATAGTTCAGGATTTTCAAAAATGTTTCCAATTACATTACAAACTAGATTAATGCAGTTAATTCTAAAAGTCATTTCTTGTTGATTGTATTTGGGTAGTTTATTATTATAAACAAAATTACATACGAACATTCCTTCTTTAAACCTCATTATTCCTTGAGCATTAAATCCATTATGTAAAATATCTCCTTCGTAAATATCAATGCCGTTTTTATCTTTTAATCCTGTAAACTGCATTATGTTTATTTCTCTTGAAAATTGGTCATTTAAAGGTGCATATTCTGAAAAAGCAAAGTCACTACCATAAAGCATTTTTGGTTCAGAACAACCAGTAAGATGTTCGTCAAAAACCCTAAAAAATCTAAATTTGAAAAGTCGATTTGCTAACAACGGTTTGAACGCATTGCTTAAATCTGTGGAATTACTTTTTTTCATGTTCGTTTGTTTTTAATTATTAAATTTTGTTTTCATAAGCAAGCAACGACGTGCAAGCCGCAGCCGTTACAAGACAGTTTAGGACAACTGAATAAAACGACCTTTTATGTTGCAGTTCTTTAATATTTCAGCATTGTTTTTTCCGTATGCTATTAATACACTTGGTGCGCCAGCCGAAGATCCTTTTACTCCTGTAACATGGTAAAAACTTAATCGACCTTTTATAAACAATATCGCATCAGCTTTTTCCCAAACGCACTTAAAAAACATTTTAGTTTCAGTTCTTGCAAAAGTCAAAGCAATACAATTTCCATGCATTGCAGCTTTTTCTAAAAAATGTTCAGCATATTTTCCATAAGGTGGATTACACCAAACCCTACCAAACCAATTTTGCATTAATCCGTTATCATTTATATTGAAATGATTTGTCGCAGTATCCCATGGTCTATTTATCGGAGAACAAGGATCTAAGTCAAAATCCCCCAATGATTTTATTAGTTCTGGAGGCGTTAACCATTCGTCTTTTCCTGTTGCTGTATTTCCTTCAAAAGTTACATTCATAATTTGTGTGAATAAAAAACCGTCTTGTAACACTCGTTTTGTGCTATTACGGCAGTTGTGGTTAATTCATATTTGTTTTGCACGTAGGCGTTTATTTTTAATTGAAAATCTAGTTTTCGCTAATCCGTAACAGACACAAAGCGAGGGAACGTTAGTGGTCAGTTAAAGAACTAATCTGCAATTCTTCACTATTCCGAAAAAAGAATATATTTTGCAAGTGGTGTAGCCCTTTGATTTCAACTCTTGAAACGTATTCAATCCATAGTCCATTGATGAAATTAATTTGCATTCCAAATAAATTAAAACTTGGAAAATCTTTTAAATCTAACTTTACAGCATTTAATTTTAAAAGCAATTCTTCTGAAATTGGTATCGATTCAAATTCAGAGTGTTCGGTATAATCAAACGTAATTTCATCAATGTATAAGTATTCAGAATCTACACCAGTAACTGTACTATATTTTCTTTCTCCGTAAATTAATTTTACAATATTTCCAATACGTATTTCGGTTGGTAAAATAGCCGAACCGCTGACAGCATTTTGGCAAGATTGCTGATTTTGTGGTTCATTAATGTTTTCGTTTAACACAATAAGTAATTTTAAATTTTTATTTATTAACTTTTATTTTATCGGCAAAGTATATTTGACCTTTGCCTGTAATTTTGGTAGTTTTAGTTGTAAATGTTTCTAAGCCACTTCCAATAGTCCTAGTTACCACTTCAAATAGTCCAGAAGCAACATGGTTTTGATATGGTTCATTATCTTTGTTTAAGTATTTTTTATCTCTAAACCATTCAAAAACTCTATTTTGACCTATTTCAAAACCGCTATCACATAAATCCTTAGCAAATTGACGAACTAATATTGAGTTTGAACTGCCAATGACACTTTCTGCAAAAATAACCTTAGATTTATCCTGTTCTATCTTATCAGTCGCTTCTAGTAATAAATTAGATACTCTAATGTTCTCAACCAACAATACTCTTTCTGAATCAATTACTTCCAGATGTGTTCTTGGTCTTAGGACTGCTTTTTCACAAGCGATAAAATATCTTCTAACTTCTTTTCCTTTTGGAACTTTAGAAAGCATCGCTAATTCCTTAGCGCAATCAATAGTTAATGCATAGTCAATTCTATTAGTGCCTCCAATTCCGTTATCGTGGTTAACGTATGCCTTAATCGCCTGATAATCAATGTTCTCATCAAATTGAACTTTATTATCATCAAACCATTGTGTAAAGTGATTTTTAATATCAAGAGCTTCGTAAAGATTTCTTGCGGAAACAACTTGTTCTCCGTTTCTTTCTGTAATTTTTATTAATTGTTCCATTTTAAAAAGGTAATTTTTTAATTATTTTTTTAATTTCAGATAGCTCCCAATTATGAAGCTTTAATCTTCTCTCTAAGGTAGGTCTTGTGAATCCAATAATACCACAAATTTGGCCCTTTGTTAACGTTCCAACCCAATTTAATACACCGTAAGAAACCAACTTTTTGTTAACTATTAATTTTTTCAAACCTTCATCCATATCTAAATATTTTTACAAATATATTAAAAATATATTAAAAATATATTAATTACAAAGTTTTTGATTAAAAAAATAATTTCTATGCTATTTTTATGGTAAACTCACATCTTGGATTTTCTTTATCAATAAACTTTCTTGCATGTATTAAAGAGCAATTATTATCGTTTTTAATAACCTTTAATTTGGTTATTTTTTATATAACTTGTAATAATGCTTTCTACATAATTCTTTTGAGTGATTTTTATTTTCACAACCATCAACAGAACACTTTATTACTGAACTTAAATATTCATCTGAATCTAAAATACCCCAGTTAGGGATAAAAGAAGATGCTTTCTTAATCTCATTATATCTTTTTTTATCTATTAAAGACATTTTTTCGTTTGGATAATATTTTGCAAATCTTTTTAATTTAGTTTTTGATTTATCATCCATCCAACCTTTAATTTCTATCCAAAATTGAGATCCATCAATATTTGTTATTAATAAATCAGGTTTATAACTTCTAACACCTCTTTTTATTAATTCAAACCAAAATGTTTTAGGTTCATATTCCCATTCCTTTATTTCATTTTTAGTTTTTAAAAACTCATAATAAGCTATGATGTTAGCTTCCCAAGAAGACCTAACAAAAACAGTTTTACCACCAATAGTTATTGTTCCTTGTTTTGCTCTAGAATAATTACTAGATAACACTCCATTTGCTCTATTTTTACTCATTATGTTAGATTGGTTTTGTTTATGTTCTTCTGAATTAAAAAAGTGATTTTTATTTTCCCATGCTTTTTTAGTTGATTCTGAAATCTTTTTTTTAGTTTCTTGACTATGTTTACCTCCTAAAAATCCTTTTGGATGCCCTTTTTCTTTTAACCTTTGTTTTGTTTTTTTTGATAAATTATCTTTAGCTTTATCTGGTATTTTTGAATTTCTATTTGTTAACCCTAATTTTTTAGCTTTTCTACTAATGAAAGGGATTGTTCTATTCATAATTAAAGCTAATTCTTTTAAGTTCCAATCATCTTTGTATTTTTCATAATTTTCTATCAAAAATTTTTCATCTTCTTCTGTGAAATAATTTATTTTTTTACATAAATTATGTTTGCTTAAAACAAAATGTATATATTGACCTGTAAGGTTAAAGAAATGACCAACCTTCCATACGTTTTTTAATTCAATATATTTTTTATTTATTTCAGACAAATGTATTCCTTTATAAAAAATATCTTCCATTTTTTTTTGACAAAGATAATACATTTAAGAGTATAGAACAAAGTATTTTTGCTGATAATTCCATTTATTTTTAGTTTAAATATCCTAATTCTCTTGCTTCTTTTGGGTTATCGTGAATCCAAAGATGTCCTTCTCTGCTAACAGCTAGCCAAGTTTCTGTGTCTAAGTAATACTTGGCTCTATCTTTTCCTGAAAATTTGTGATGAACTTCTGTTGTTTGCCATTTTGTAATAGAGCAAATCTTATTTTCTGGCTTATTTAAAAATTCTAATCGTAATTTTTTATACTCAGCATCTTCTATTTTTCTTTTATCTGATACTTTTTTAATTCTACTAGGTACTTTTGCCTTTTTATTATTTAAAGCCTTAGAATCGCACTTTATTTGACAAATTTTAGATGTTTCAGAGTAAGGGCAGTCTTTACAATTCATTTTCTTTATCACTATTTACAATTAATTCATTTTTTGTTAGTGCAAAGTATAAATTTTGTAATTCGTGTAAGTAATACGGCATTCCTAATTCTACATTATTTTTGCATTTAGTATGAATCCAAATTAATTCTCTACTTGTATTAATTAAAATATCATCTAGTTCGTAGCAAAAAGCCTCTTCACTTTGAAAACCTAGTTTAATTAACCATTCTTCTGTTAATTCTACTGGTTTTAAATGTATTATTTTTATAGGAATTAATTCTTTAAATTTTACATACGCTGATGAAAATTCGCCCGAAGTAAGCCCTGTTACTATTCTATTTTCACCTAATACTTTTACAATATTACCAATTCTCAATTCTTTTACCTGTATCATAATTTTTTGTTTTATAACAATACTATTTCAAATTTAATTTTTAGATTATCTAGTATGTCTGCTAATTTGTTGTAAGACAATGGTAAATCACCTTTTAACCAAACATGTAGGTTTCCTGATCCTTTCAAGCCGCATTGTATTGCAAAATCTAGTTTTGACATTTCTGAATTATCAAATAAATCTCTTAATATTTGGTTCGTTTTATACATTTTCTATTATTTCTATCGTTTTAATAAATCTAAATTTTTCTTTTGCCTGGTCTATTGCTTCTTCCGGAGAATTAGCAATTACATCATATTCCTCAAAATCTTCTTCTTGGTTACCAATGAAGAACCACACTATTAATCTAAAGTTTTTCATTCTATTTGTTGTGTTTTTTTAATACTCTGTGAGTTGTAGCTTCTATTGTTTCTTTTTCTAAATTAAAAGCCTGAATCATTTGGGTTAAAATAACCTTGCTTGGCACGTCAAAATCTCTAATTTGAGAAACTAAATTCTCGTATTCTCTAATTATATTTTGAGTTTCAAATTCTCCGTTTTTAAATACAATTCCGTAATCTCTTTCGGCTAATGGTGCTATTACACTTAGTGATTTTTTTAAACAAGATTTTATTTGCATCTTGTTGTAGTGGTTTTCAATTTGGAAATTTTCTATTTTTTCAACTAGCATTTGCATTAATATTACAATATCTAGCAGGTCCATTAAATCCTTCTCTTTTTGTTTCATTTTAAATAAATCATCTTGTTATTAACCCCTTTCTTTACTACAATTTTGTTCTCATAGTGCAGTTCGTTTAGTATTTTTTTTATTTGGTTCATATTTAAAATTTTACGTCGTCATTAAATTTACTTTCTTCTTGATAAAAATCTTCGTTTGTTACATAGGGAAGCCAATCTTTGTTTACTGAAATTGAGAAGTCAGCAAATTTTTTACCTCTGCCTCTCTGACAAATAACTCTTGAACTATCGCCCTCGTCTTTTATAATAATTACAGTTTCAGATTTTTGTTGTAAAATAGTTCCTAAATGACCTCTTCCTTTGTCTTGACCAGGATTTAAGTGCAAAACACCTGTTATATGACTTTTACTAATGGTCGAATATTTCATTAATGATTGTGTAAAATCTACACATTCTACAAGATCATTAAAGTTGTCTAACATATCTACATATCCGTCTATCGAAACTATACCAAGTTTATTTTTATACTCAGATTCCATAAAAATCCAATTCAAATATTCTCTTCGTATTTTAGCAGAATGTTCTCTAAGATTTACAGATACATAATTTTGAGGAACTACTATTTTATGAGGATCACCATACATTTTTGGTATTCTACTAGCCGCTAACCAATTATAATATTTATCTTGCTCTGTATCAACATCAATTATATATTTATCTTGAAGTTCGTGTCCTCTAATATCTTTAGAGTAATTATTTGAGTTTCCCCCAAGAGAACAAGCTAGTATTAAAGACTTTAGCCATGATTTTCTAGCTTTTTCTTCTCCTTTAATCATAGATATATTACCAAAAGTTCCAAGTATCAAAGGAAAATACTCTCCGTTAAAAGACACATCGTCATAACCTACTGAGATAGCCAATGGAGGTCTTTGTGGCTTCCCTAATAGATTTATTGTTGCTTTTGAGTGTATATCATTAAAGTCTAAATTTAGTGGCTCAAAAGCTTGTTTTAATTGAATGTCGGGTATTGTTATTAAAAAATCGCTCATTGTTTGTTTTTAAATCGGTTAATAAATTCTGTAATTGTGTTGTTAAGTGATTTTCTAGTCGGTTCTTCTTCAAAAACTCCATTAAGATATTTTAACATCTCGGTTTGGTTTTCTTTAATTACTTTTTCTTTAAATAAAATTTCTTCATCTGTTAGAGTTTTAGGATGGTTATTTGATAATCCTAAAATTTCTGTATAATTATTCATTGCTAAATCATTTATACTTTTTGTAAACATTTCATAATGCTGTTCAATTGGCATTTCTAAATAGTCAGCAATTTTCTTTTGAGATAGTTTAAAATCTCCTTTGTAATAATTTACCTCTTGTGTAAAAACGTGAATAAACATTTTAGCAAACAATGTGTTTTCTTTTAGATTTTTTTCTTTTTCTCTGTTTATCCAATCTACAATGAAATTTAAAGCTTCTACATCACTTTGGTTTGGTTCGTATTTTCCATGTTGCAGTCTGTAAACAAATTGGTCAATGGCTTTTTCTATGTTGAATATTTTTTTCATTGTTTTGATTTAATTATTAAAGTCATAATTTGTTTTCTTAATTTTTCAGTTGATAAAATATTACTTATCCAAAAGTCGCCTTTAGGAGATCTTAAATATTTTATAACATTTCTTAAATCTTGAATATCACATTCTTTGTTTTCAAGCATTAACCTAACAGGCGTTACCCAATTTAAAAATTTAGCATTCTCAACGGATTTTGTACTTACCTTTTTATCAGAAAGATTTTTAATGATTATTTCTTGAAAGTTTTTAGCAATAGTTGCATAAAGCTTTAAAGAATCTTCTACGTCGGAAATTTCAATTTCTGACAAGAGAACTTTTTTATCTTCTCTTCTCTTCTCTTCTCTTATGGCATCGTTTTCGCATTGCGGTTTTGATGCGCTCGCATTGCGCTCGCATTTATCCCTTTGGCTACGCACCTTTTCCCATCTTTCTTTTGCGTTTTTACTATTTTGTTTGCTTGTATTTTCAAATTCTGCTAGTTGCTCATTAAGAAAATTAATACAAATACAATCATCAATAACTTCAAAAATAAGCTCTTTTATAAGCGAATCGAATGCGATCGCATTGCCACCGCATAACTTTTGTACAGCTAACTTTAATGGAACATCTCCTAATCTTGACCAATACATAGAGCATAGATCAATAAATAATCCTTTGTCTTCTCTGGATAACATTTGTATATTTCCATTTTCCCATTGGTTTGGTTCAAATTTAAAATAAGGTAATTCCTTTGCCATGTTTTTTAGGTTAATATTTTTAACTTTTTTTTGCTAAAAATTAAGCTTTAATTAATATAGCACCGTTTACAGTAACGGTACTTACTTTATTCTCTTTTATTAATTTATTTACATACGGAACAGATTTGCATATTTTCTTAGCATACTCTGTCTGCGTATATAAATCTTGTCTAATTTCTTTTTTTATTTGAGTTAACATTTTTTTTAGTTTTGACTTAATAAAAGCGGTAAATTTTATTCTACCGCTATTGAATTACAAATATAGTTATTTATTTGTTATTTACAAATTATTTTAAAATGGTAAACCCGAATGATCCTCTTCATTAAAATCCGAAGTAGGTGCATTAGGAGTAGAATCTTGCAAAGGTTTCGCTTCGTATTGAGCAGCGTTTTCTTGACTATCCAATCGTTCTAATTTCCAACCCTTAATTGAGTTGAAATATTTAGTTTCTCCTTTAGGATTAACCCATTCTCTCCCTCCAATATTTATACCTACTTTAACCGATGTTCCAATTGCCAAATTCTCCAATGAATCAACTTTATCTTGCACAAATTCAATTAAAATGTGCTGTGGATATTGCTCTTCTGTAGTAACAACCAATTCTCTTTTTATAAACGTTGGACTAACTGATATAAGTTCTCCAACAAATTTTACTTTTCCTTCTAATTCCATAATTTCTAGTTTCTAAACCAATTAGTCTTGGCTGTTATGTATTTATATCCTTTTATTGTTGAGTTTCTACTCTCTATGATTTCTAATATTTCATAATTAGAGTTTTCACCATCGCTTCCGTCAATTGTTAAAACATCAAGTTCTTCTACATCGAACTTATCTTTTATATTGAATTTAACAATATTGTTTTCGTTTCTTTTATTGGGATCAGTTTCCCAAATCATAAGTCTAAAATCTTGATTTTCAATGTTCAATCTGTAATTTGTCATAATTTCTAGTTTATTAATTTTGTTAAATCTACTGCTTGAAACCCTTCTGGCTTTAAAATCTTACCAAATTCATTTCTTTTTACTTTTCCATCAGGACCAACTTTTGTCATATTATTCAAATGAACAAGGTTGAAAGCTTCTCCAACTACGTTTTGCAACCCATGAAAATTAATTGTTCCTGCTAAAACATATAATTGATCTACACAAGCGTCTAAAATTTCAATTAAATCTGAATCTCTACACGCATCTATGTATTCTTCATTTTCTTCCTTCATAAGGTCGAATCTAAGATTTGCGTGGTCTATTTTTGATAAAGTTGGCTTATCGCTTGTTGGTTGTCCTGTGGCTTTTTGAAAGTCCGATACCGATTCTAATAATTCTTTTAAATTCATATTTTAGTTTTTATTCTTTTCGTAAATTTCTATTTCTTTCTCACACAAATATTTTCTTGCCAACATAACGACTAACTTCATTTCGTCTATGTCTTCTGGATATAATTCAATGTCAAACTTTTTAACTCTAAATTGTGGCGGAATTGTAAAATCAAGAATTTTGCTTTGAAACACATAATGTGGAAATTCCTCTTGAAATTCTTTTATATCAAACACCATATTTCTTTCTAACTGCTGAATTGCCTTGATCCAACTTTCGTTATCATCATCAGGATTTCCTGCTTGATAAAACATTCTAGTTTTCTCGTTTAGAATTTGATGTACCGGATTATTTACACAACAATAAACCAACTGACCTTTGTTTAAATTAGTAAGCCAACAATATGCTTTTATTTGAGATTCATACAAGGTCGTAATATCCGAATTTTCAAAAGATTCTAAATCAAACGAACACTTTGTATCTCTGACTATTTTATCAACATTATCAGGCGTTCCGCAAACGTATTCATTCTCAAAATATTCATCATTTTTGGAATAAAATGCGTTATCTACTTTAGATAATAAGTCTAGCGCATTTTGCTCTTGAAAATTTCCTTTTTCTAAATACTTATTTGCTAAAAACCTTTTCCTTTTCCAAAATAAATCTCTAAAAACTTCATCGAGATATGATTTTGCACCTTTTGATAATTCATCTGGCGCATCTCTTTTTGCTTTTAGCTCACCTAGTTTAATTCGCATATTTTCAGTCAATGCTAATTTAGGGTTGTTCATTGATTCCAAAACTCTTTCTTCAAGTTTTCTAAGTTCGTCTAATTGGTTTTGGGTAATTTTATTCAAACTACCCATTAATTTACCAATAGAACTTGCTCTAGCCTTCCAATTTTTAAAAACTAATTCGCTCATAATTTATTTTTTAGTTTTGAATTCTTTTAATTTATCTGAATACTCTACAAATAAGTCATAATCGTCTTCAGCAGAAGGAGTAAATACACAACTTTTCAACTCTTCTAATGTTGTGCTTAATAACATGTGCTTTCGTACATAAGTACTAATCAAGTCGGCATCAATTGGACGGATGGCAGCAGAACATTTTTCTAATTCTGCAATTGTGGCAGATTCTTTTTCAATATGCGAAATTACTCTTGCGTGTTGTTTATTTATCGCTACTTCTTGAACACTTGCTTTAGGAGTAACATCAATGTATGGACCAACTTCTGAAGCGTCGCCGTCAGGAATGTCAGTTCCTTCAACCGTATTAAATAACCATCTTCTTGCTTTTCTTTCTGCTTTGCCTAAAATAGCGTCAGCAGTAGCATAAGCATTTGATTTAATAGCAAATTCTTGTTCTTGAATGTTAGATACTCCATTCAATTCCCATTTAATTGTAGCGGTACAATTTGCAGAAGACTTGTCTGTTGTAAAAATTGGATTAGAATAAGAAATAGAGTATTTCAATCCATTTATTTTTTTAAGAAGCGATCCAAATCCTTGTCGAGTTGGGTACATTTGTTTTGCTATGATGTTAAATTCATTATTTGTGGGAGAAAGCCCAAGCAAAACTGCATCAATAAGACAAGCTTTAACTTCCTCCATTGAATAAACTTTATCTGTCTTAAATCCTAAATTAGAGCCTTGAAGAGCCAAAATTGGGTTCATAAATTCAGGAGTTAATTTTTTTTGCAAAACCATTATAGCTGATGCCGTAACGAATGCTTTTTCAAATCCTTCAATTTTATTACTTAAAACTGCTAAAATTTGATTGTTTAGTTCTTGCGACACTAAAGATTGTGATTCTGTGATGTTTTTAATTTCTGTTGACATTTTTTTACTTTTTAAATTGTTTTAAATATTTTTGTTCAATTCTAGGCGATTTCCCTATAAATACTTTAATAATATCGCCATTTTTTATTTTTCGGTTTACAGTATCTCTTGAAAGACCTGTTAGTTTGGCAAATTCCGTAATTGAATAATTCCTATCATCATCGGACTTTACATTAATGATGATTCGTTCTCCTGGGTTAACATCTATTGTTCTTTCTTCTGCCATTATTTTTTAGTTGGTACGTTATAATCTTCTTGCAATATATTCAAGACTTGAAGTAGAACATCTTGTTTCGATCCGTAGTCAATTTTATCTGCAATATAATTAAAAATTGAATCCCAAGTTTCTTCAAACTCTACTTCTTGGACCACGACTTCAGTATCTAAAATTACTTTGTCTTCAAGCATTGGCAATTCTACTTTTTCTACAACTACTTCCTTTATAGGATCGGGTTTTAAACTTTCTGCTAATTTAGCATCTAAAACTAATTTTTTAGCTTCAAATTCTACTTTTTCCTTTTCAAATTTATCTTGTGCAATTCGGTTTTTTTCGTCAGCAAGTCTTTGATCTTCTATCTTAGATATTATTTCTACCTGCTGATTTAAACGAGTTTGCATTATAGAATACTTAGCATAAAATTCTTCTTGATAATGCTTTAAACCTGATAATTTAGCAGATTTAAAAGAATTTTTCATTTCCGCAATGTCTTGAAGTTTCAAAGACGATCCATTTGCGTTCCATTCATTTTCCCACATCCAAATTTTAGTTTGCTCCGATTTCTTTTCTGCAATCAATAAATTCTCAACACGAATATTTTCTTGTTCGGTAAGAGTAGAAATTTTATTTTCAAAAACATCGTCTATATAATTTGTTGTTTGCTCAAATAAAACATCATACTCTTGAAATAAATTTCTATCTACTTCAGAAACCGAAATAGAGTATCCGTCTTTTATTTCTTGAATATTTTCATACTGCATAACTGAAATTTCATTTTCCCATTTTTCCTTAAATTCTGCAATAGTTTCCTTAATACCATTAATTCTTTCTTCTTCTAAACGTACTTTTTCAAGGCGTTCAAGCTCTTTTACTTCTTCCCAAGCCGAAACCTTTTCTTGACGAACTTCTTCCGCTAGTCTAACTTCTTGTATTAAAGATTCGTACTGCGTTTTAACCGATTCTATTACGATCACCTTCAACTTACTTACAACTTCTTTAGATTCTCTTTCCAAACCTGTACGCAACGTTTTAACGGCAGTTCTTGACTTTTTCATATCTTCATACGAACTGTTGTCAATTACATCTTTAATAGGGTTGTTTTTTATAACCTCAGCGATGCTTTCTTTTTTACCTTGAAGTTCTGGTAGATTTTCTGATTTGAACTTCGATAAATCAATAATTTCATTTTTAACTTGTTTTGCCATATTAAATAATTTAGATTAGTAACTCTTGAATGCAAAGATAAGAATGTATTTTAAATAACCGCACAATTATTGTATTATTTTTATATAAAAAATATCGGAGTAAAGTTTTTCCTACAAATGAAAAGTTACCTAAAACGCTAGGAGTATAGTCTTTGCACTACAATCGTAATATGATTGTGTTTTTAATAAAAAATTGTATTAAAATTGTGCGGTAATCAAAAATAATTTATATATTTGCGTATTGAATAAAACCGCGGTTATAGGCAGTATGGGAATTTAAAAATAAATGAAAATGAAATATATGGGAAGTAAGGCAAGGTTTGCAAAAGAACTATTGCCAATAATATTAAAAGATAGAAAAGAAAATCAATACTATGTAGAGCCTTTTGTTGGTGGTGCAAATATGATTGACAAAGTAAATGGGTTGAGGATTGCTGGAGATAGTAATAAATATCTAATTGCATTATGGAATGGTTTAAAAACTAATAGCGATTTACTTATGGAAATATCAAAAGACACTTTTTCAAAAGCAAGAACTGAATACAATGACAAAACTAATATTGAATTTACAGATTTTGAATTAGGTTGGATTGGTTTTATGGGAGGGTTTAATGGTAGATTTTATGGTGGGGGATATTCAGGCAAGCATAGAAATAGAGATTATGTAAATGAGCAAATCCGAAATACATTAAAGCAATTAGAAGCCATAAAAGATATTGATTTTAATAGTTGTAATTACGACCAATTAGAAATACCAAACGGAAGTATTATTTATTGCGATATTCCTTATCAAGGTACAAAAGAATATGATACAAAGGATAGATTTAATCATACAGAATTTTGGAGCTGGTGTAGGGAAAAATCAAAAAATAATACTGTCTATGTTTCAGAATATAATGCACCAGATGATTTTGAGTGTGTTTGGGAAAAGAAAGTAAACGTATCAATTAGACCAACAAAAACCTTACAACAAACAGAACGATTATTTAGGCTAAAATCGACTATTGAAAACTAATAATAATATTGCCTATAACGTTCCCTCGCTTGCTCGTCGTTGCGGATTTCGTAACGATAAATTTTCAACTTAAAAATAAATATGATGCGAAACGAAAATATGATTAAACCAATAAACTCACAATCTTGCAAAACACGTGTTGTAGGCATACCACTTAACACTTTTAAAAATAACTTAAATTAAAAATAACTTAAATTAAATAAAAATGAAAAAATATCCAAGTATCGAGCAGTTTAGAAATGTTATTAGAACTGTAAAAACAAATCACGATTATCAAGGTAAAGATGAAAATGGAGAAAGTATTTATTCTCACAATTCTAATTACCCAACTTTAAAATTCAAAGGAACTGTAAAGCTTCACGGAACAAATGCTGGAGTTGTAAAATACGCTGATGGAAAAATAGAATTTCAATCAAGAGAAAGAGTTTTAACTTTAGATTCAGATAATTCTGGATTTATGAATAAAATGCACTTATTAGATTTTGAAAAATATTTTTCTCAATTAACATTTACAGAAAGTTGTGCGATTTATGGAGAATGGTGTGGTGGAAACGTTCAAAAAGGAGTTGCTATAAACGGACTTGAAAAAATGTTTGTGATTTTTGGAGTAAAAACAGATGATGAATGGATTGAAATTCCTGTAACATTTATAGATGAAGAAAATAAAATATTCAATATTAATCAATTCAAAACGTATGAAGTTGAAATAGATTTTAATAATCCAGAATTAATACAAAATAAACTTATTGAATTGACTATTGAAGTTGAAAATGAATGTCCTGTTGGTAAATATTTTGGGAATATTGGTATTGGAGAAGGAATTGTATTTACTTCTTTAAAGTACCCTGATTTAATATTCAAATCAAAAGGAGAAAAACATTCTGTATCAAAAGTAAAAGTGTTAAATGAAATTGATGTTGTAGCAATGGAAAATATTAATGAATTTATTGAACTATCTGTAACAGAAAATAGATTGAAACAAGGATTACAAGTTTTAAAAGAAAATGGAATATTGATAGAGACTAAATCAATTGGAGAGTTTTTAAGATGGATTGTAACTGATGTTTTAAAAGAAGAAAAAGACACTTTAGAAACAAGTAGATTAGATGAGAAAAAAGTGAAAGGAGCAATTGTAAACAAAGCAAGAGTTTGGTTTTTAAACAATTTTTAGCGATAATATGGGCGGTTGCCTACAACTTGTATATATAAGAACCTACATTTGTAAAATACTTATAACCAAACAATTAAAAATTGAACCAATTGCGCTAAAAAAATAGATAATGAATATAATTTATAATTTAAAAATAGGAAAAAAGAGCAATCAATTATTTTTGCGGTTGTATAAATCTAAGCTTGATATTAGTTGTAGTATTGGGATTGTTTTAGATACTAATGATTGGAATCAAGAATTACAATTAGCAAATTCTTCAATTATTAATCAGAAGTTGTCAGAACTTAAGTCTAACGTTTTAAGAAGCTATAACGAAATGTTTGTGCAAGGTTTTATAATTGATAAAAACGCTCTTAAAAATATAATATCTGATTGTTTTAATAGGCCAACAAAAGAAATTTCACAAGCAAATAATGACATGTATGTTTATTATTCAGATTTTGCTCAAAATTGGCTTGATAAAGATTCGGATCAATGGAAAACTTCTGCTAGAAAAACAATGGTTAAGTCCTTGAAAAAACAATACCAGGACTTTGTTAATTTGTTTTTAGAATTTGAAAAAACATTGGAATCGAAACTTATTTTAAAGGATATGACTATTGATGATTTTTACGGATTTGCTAATTATATGGAAGAAGAAAGCTACAATAATAGCACGATAAAGAGAACGCTATCTAGGATGAAGTTTTTTTGTCAAAGAGCAAACGAGCAAGGGATAAAGATTTCCTCTGCTTATAATCAAAGAGTTTTTGTAGAAAATGATAGTGATGAAATTGAAGGTGTATATTTGAATGAGGTGGAAGTTTTAAAAGTTTATAATACTGATTTTAGTTTTGATCCAAAATTGCAAACGGCAAAAGAAAATTTGTTGATAGGTATTTTTAGCGGACTTCGTTGTAGTGATTACCTAACAAATTTAGATTTAAAAAATATCAAAGATGATTTTATTACAATAACCACTCAAAAAACTAAAACGAAAGTCGTGATTCCGGTACATGACATAATAAAAGAAATTATTAAAAGTAATTTTGGTCAATTACCTCCGAAAATGAATGCTTTTGAATTTGGAAAGTCTATAAAGATAATTGGGCAAATTTGCGGATTTGATGAATTAGTATTTGGAAAAAAATGGGATGCTGATAAAAAAAGAAAAATAGTTGGTTATTTCAAACGTTACGAACTATTTACTACACACATTGCGAGAAGGAGTATGGCTAGTAATTTGTATGGTAAAATTCCTAATGATAGTATTTTATCGATATTGGGATGGCAGAATGAATCCATGTTATTTCATTATGTTAAAACCTCAAAGAAAGAACACGCACAAAAATTAAACGATTATTGGCAAACTAAAAACTAAAAAATATGACAAAACCAAAAACAGGAATAGCCGTTGATGGAGCTTGCTCGGGAAATCCTGGTCCTGCTGAATACAGAATAGTAGATATAGCGACAAATAAAATTTTGTTTGAAAGAAAAATAGGTATCGGAACTAATAATCATGCTGAGTTTATTGGTTTATGTGATGCTATTTCTAAATTCCCTAATGAAACAATATATACTGACAGTCTAACAGCTATATCTTGGGTATTTAAAAGAAAAGTAAATAGTAAGCATTATCACAAAGAAATTGATAAATGGATTGATATGCTTAAAAAAATTTCTAAATTTCCAAATATTGTAAAATGGGAAACTAAAAAATTTGGAGAAATTCCTGCTGACTTTGGCAGAAAATAACTATATTTGCCTTAAATAACAAGTAAGGCAGTTATGAACTTTTAAAAGTCCTTTTACAAGGCACATATAAAGTCTAATAGAACGCCTTACTTCTATTGGACTTTTTTGTTTTTTACAAGTATTGAATAAATGGTTTTCAACTGCATACCATTAAACGATTTTGCAACAACGCAAACTAAAAAAAGCAGAATAATACAATATGAGTTTAAAATAAAAAGAAAATGTTGAAAGGAACGTGCCAAAGAAACACCTGCTCTGTATTAGCTTTACAACAGGCAACTCCTGCATCGAAAGATGGTTTCGGTAACGAGTTAAAAAGAATGAAATTTAGTAGGATTCATTCACCTAAAATTAGGTAAGGGGTAACAATTGTCCGATTAAGCATAGTGTAATAGTCCTAAACTCAAAATCAATTTTATTTTAAACTTAGTTGTTGTAGATAGGAGGGGTAAAAGCGAAGCTATATTTTATAGTTAAAAAATCAAATAAAAAAACCACTTATTTCTAAATGGTTTTACTTTTTATCTATGTTGTTCTTGTCTTGTTTTTAAAACTTTATCGTTTGATATTTTTGTATGGTATTTTAATTCTTTTCCTTTTTCAATTAACATTTCGTGCGTGAAATACAAAGGTTGTCCTACAACATCAACTCCGATTTGAAAAGAAACTTCTTGTGTTCTAAATCTATTGGTTAAGTTTTTTTCTTGAACTATTTTGTTTTCTAACTTTTTTACCAGAATAAGCAAGTCTGCTTGTTTTTCTATCCACCGGCTTTTTAGAAATTGTTTACCTGCTGCTGAAGTTTTTGGTCTGCCTGGATTTTGATGTTCGATAACCTTTACGTATCGGTTAATCAATTCGTCAATGCTACATTTTTTCATGGTTTTTCATTTTGAATTTCAATTATATCTTTTAGTATTTTTAATTGATACCCCGATATGTTATCAGGAATTTTGCCTGTATTTCTAAACACATTCAAGCCATTGGTTATCATTTCTCTACTTTGCCGCTTGACTAATAACTGTTGGTGTACTTTGTTGTTTAGAAACGGTGTTTTTGGATCTACTTTACTTAAGTTAATGAAAGTATTCGTAGATTCGATTAGGTCGGATGAAACTATATTTTCTTGCATTTTGTTATTTTTTTCTATAAGCAAACTTACTAAATTAATTCCTAAATACTTTACAATTTTATCTACTGTATTGAAAGTAACTCCTTGATTAAGATTTCTTTCTATTTTAGAAATTACGCTGGCATAGTTTTCAGTTCCGTAAATTTGTTTTGATAATTCTTGCAAGGTTAATTCTTTTTGCGTTCTTAGATCTTTGATTTGTTCGCCTAATTCTCTCATAGTAAATTGTATATTATAACCACCGCTATTATGCTTCCTATTCTGTAACATAACTCTTTGTTTGTTTCTGACATGGTTTAGTTTATAAGGTTTTGTAATTGTATTTTTTGGTTTTTTGATAGTTTGACTATTGGTAAGTTAAATGAAGGATCGGTTGCTAAGGTTTCCAATTCGTGTTTAGGAAGTCTTTTTATGCTATTAATCATTTTAAGTTGTAGCATCCGGTTGTTGTTTTCTATTATTTTTTTCATAATTTTTATTTTTTATTAGTCCATTCCTAACCTTTTTTTGATAGTCGATATTTCATCTGCTAAATATTTCACACGCCCTGATATTAAAGATTTCATTCTGCTTTTTGGGATGTAACAACTTTCTGCAATTTGATCTTGATCCATTCCAAGAAAATTCAATTCATCTATGATTCTAAGGTTGAATTCTGCGGAATTAAATCCTATTGAACTTTCAATTATTAAAAACCTTTCTTGAGGTAATTCCTTATTCATTTTTGATTCAAATATTAAGTCAGTATCTATTATTACAGATTCAAATATTAAGTCTTCCTTTTTTGGTTTTTTAAGCTTCATATTCCTCTATTTTTTTAACTATTTTGTAAGCCGAAAGAGTAATTAAAAAGCATCCTAAACCCATTGTGAAAATTACATATATGTTTACAAAAAAGCATTCAGAAATCAGTAGCGATCCTGTAAATAACATAATTCCTGCGATTAAAATTATTAAATTTCTTACCATTTTTTATATTTATCAAAAATCCATATTACTCCTACATAATTACTAAAATTCCAATTATTCCCACCATATAAATAATCCAGGTCCGTTCGTGCTGACAAATTTGTTGTTGCTGAAATTCCTAAATTATCATTTATCATGTAAATACATTCGATATTTGCGCCTATTGTCCACGTGTTTAGTTTATATCTTTCAATCCATCCGGCTTCAAGAGAAGGTATTAATAACAAGGATTCAGTTACCGGAATTCTTTGTCCTAAATCTACGCAATATTTGTTAAAATCAATTGCTTTAAAGTTTTCGTAAATAAGTCCAACTTTGAAACCTTTATTACCTAAAACTCCCATTTTGAATAGTAAATCTATTTCGGGTTTGTTTTCCGTACCTGCTGATCCAACGATTGCGTTTTTTCCATCTAATTGTAAAGATACGTAAGGCTGGGCGTTTAAAAATTGAGTTGCTAAAATAGCTAATAAGATTAATTTTTTCATGGTTTCTAGTTTTTAATTGTAGTTTTTATTTTTGTATTTTGTCCAAAATTTTAATAGTTTATTATTCAAGTCAATTATTTTTTCTGAACTTGCTTTTTGCGATATTTTTTTTATTTCATTCACATAAAAATCTATTCTTTTGTTTACAGATTCTAGTTTTTACGTGTGAAAGTTATCTTTTGAACTTCTTGTATGTTATGCAAATAATCGTTTGTAATTCGCTCTAATTTCGCTCTAAATTTATAGTTAAAACTTAGTTTGTTTTCTTTCAATCCTTGCAATTCATTCGGATCTAATTTTTGCTTAACTAACTTCATTTTTACGAACGAATCAAAAAGGTTTTTTTTAGGTGCGCTGCATTCGTTTATCGGCTTGTCGTTTATGGTCCAATAACCATTTTTTACTTTTATGTTAATTTCGTTTTGCATGATTTCTAATTTTTTATTTGTTGTTTTAAATTTTCTATTTGATTCTCTATTATTTGTAAAAACAAAACTCTTTTTTGCTTTGTTGTTTCAATGATTTTTTGATTCTCGGATAATTGATCCAATTTAATAAGTTGTTCGTTTATTTCAAGCGAAATAGATTCTACATAACATTGCAGTTCTTGGTTTCTTTCAATTTTCACTTCGTAAACAATAACGCTTCCGAATATTTCCGAACGCTTAAAAAACAAAGCTGCTTTTTTTTGAAAATTGTGAGTTCCTCGTTCCTGGATATTTTTATATAAAAAGCAAGTAACTTTTGTTTTTTTGCGGTCCATGATGTTAGTTTTTTTAATTAATCCTCTGTTATTACTTCAATCAATCTTTCTCTATTTTCATCTAAAATAGCCAAACAAACGTTTTTTATCCAATTGTCATAATTTCTAGTTCCTTCCTCTAAATCTTGGTAAGCGTCAAAACTTTGCGAATTGTGTGTAAAAGTTTTAATAATTACTTTTGTTTTATTGATTTCAATTCTCAAAACAAAATAATATGATCCATAGCCTGAAGCTCTTTCCATGCCGCAAGAATCTAAATAAATCTCGTTTGTTCCTTCAGGTAGTAATTTTAAAATATTATTCTCAAATCTTTTTGTATTTTTCATTCTTAATCCGTTTAAATAATCTATTGATTTTTTCATGATATTATTTTTTAAGTTTGTTAATTTCTTTTTTGTAATTTTCTATTATGTGGTCCGGTATATGATCCACCTGAAGCCATTTTTTGTATTTTTCAAATAACTTTTGTTCGTGTTTTGTTTTCTTTACTATCATGGTTTTTAGTTTGTTAATTGTTCCATATTTTTTACTGACAAATAAGGCGGCTCTATCATGCCGTCGTTATAAGCATAATTAATAATATCAAAGTTTTCATTCTTGCAAATAAAATCTAGTATTGCATATATTTCGATGTGGTCCAAGTTTTTAAAAGAATTCATTTTTTCAAGCCAAAAGTTTAAATCATATTCGTAAAAACTACTAAAACCATCGTAACTTTTAAAATTATTTCTTAAATAGGATTCAAAACTTTCTAAATTTTCATTAATGTATTTTTTACAATTTTTTATGTTAATGTCAATGCTGCATTCTATAACATCATTCTCAAAATTGTAATATTTTGGGCTATGTAGTTTAATAAATTTTATACTTTTTATTATTCCCAAATCTTGCAAAAATACTTCAACTGAATTGGTTAAAATAACATTCCATTCATTAAAATATTGATCATAATCATAATCAAAATCATTATCATTTTCTAACTCTTCAAAACCTTTTTCAAGTCTTAATTCGTTAATATAATCTAGTTCGCCTGAAGTATCTGGATCGCTTATTATTGATCCGTAATATCCTGTAAATGCTGGTAAATTTGAATTTGTTTTCATGATGTTAATTTTTAAAGTTTTAAAATATATTTCCTGCTGCTGTAAATTCGTAATTGTTTGCCATTATGTTTTCGATTATGTTTTCGTCGCTATATTGATACTCAATTTCTTTATATCCTGTATTTTCTAAATCTTTGCATAAATTAGTATATAAATCCTCGAGCATCTCGCAAACTTTGTTTATTGCTGCATCAATATTTTTTGAACTTCTTGCATAATAATTATCAAGATAAAAATCTAAATCGCTTTTTGCAGCATAACAATAATGCCCTGTATTTCCTTTTAATTCAAACGAACAATTGTTTATAATGCAGTCTATAGTTTTTTGCTTTCCATGTCCTAAAACTTTTGTAAACAATTCATTTAATTTGTCGTAATAATCACAAGAAAAACTTAATCCGTCGCCTTGACAATACGACAAAGAATATTGCATTTTAATATTTCCTTTAAATCCTGCATTTTCAATTTGTTCTTTTGCATCTTCTTTAAAAAAATCTAAAAATATTTCTTGATCTTTTTTGTACCATTCAACTGCGTTTTCTTTTGCGTTTTCGTTTAATTCGTTAAACTGAAAAACTTTGGTTCTTATTGTTCTCATAATTTGCCCGTCTTTTTAAAGTGAAGCGGCTAACACAATTTGAAGTTTTAAATATTTATAGTTTGCTAATTAAAGCGGTTGATCCTTTGCCGGTATCGATCCGGTTAACGTCTAAACGTTCAAAGGTTTTTAATTTAATTTAAATATTTATTGTAATTCGTTTCTTTTGGCTGCTTGCTGTTTAAAGGTCATGGCTTTTATTTTTTAAAATAATAATGACTTTCAAAATAAATACTTGCTTCAGTTTCCCAATTTGCAAACCTTAAAAAGTCCGCTTTTGATACTCTTATAAAGTTATTTTTTACTGGGTTAAATTCCTTTATATAATCTATTCCGGTTTTGTCGTATGTTTTTAAAATGTTCATTAAGTCCGTCGCCGAACTAAAAATAAATTTGTTATCTGTAGTTTTATATAAAAAACTAACTAAAAAAATTCTTGTATCTGTGTTTAAAATTGTGTTTTTCATTATATTATTTTTTAAGATTAATTATTAAATTTAATTTTTCGCGCATTGTGGTAAAATTTACTCGGGATTCACACCCATTACCGCCAAAAGCTCCAAAGCTTGCACCGGTTTCCTTTTTTATAGTTACTAATCTATAACCACCGTACACAGATGAGTGTTCCATAAAATAACGCATTCCAATTGGTGCGGGTGTAATCGATTGAATTTCATCTAATAATTCGTTTAAAATTTGTTTTCTTGTTGCCATAATGTTTTGTATTAAATTGTTATTTCGTTTTCGTTAATTAATTCTTTAAAAATTCTTATTGCTTCCGTTAAACTGAAATGTGAGTCAATTTCTATCATCCCATTTTCTAAAATACTAAATCTGTTTTGATCCTCGAATTCGGGCGTTAAATAACCGCTATAGGCTACTAGTTCAAAAATTCCGTTTACTTTACAAAGTGCCTTCATAATAAATAGTATTAATAGTTTATATAAATCGCTTGAAATTCTGTATTATTTAAGCAGTTTAAAACTGTTTCTTTGTAAATTGATTGATTAGGATAGCAATAATTTAACGCTTGAATAGTTCGCTTAATTCGTGTGAAATTTGTCATAATAAATAGTATTAAATTAATATTGTTTGTTGTTATCTTTAGCAAACATACGAACGTAATTTGATTAAATTATATAAAATCGTATAAATCCGATTAACTGTATGGTTTAATCGATGAAATGCATTAATGTTGTTGTATTTTCCTACAATTATATATAAAATTAGGTAATAAATTTACTGGAACTAAAAAAAATATAGTTTGGAATATGGTTAATTTGCTAATGAAAAAAGAAGTAAGAAGCAAGAAAAACAACAATAACAAAACAGGAAACAACCAAAAAAAAACAGATCTTACATATATTTACATATATTCGATTTAAGCGATCTAAACATTATAAACGTTGTTTGCACTACATAAACTTATATTATACTTACATCGCCTTAATTATCGCATTATTAAACCTATTATTTGAAATTTGCCCAATTTGCTAATGAAAGAAGGAGGAAAGCAAGAGAAGAACAACACAACAACCATAAAACAAACTATAAATGTAACTTTCTAAAAAAAAATAGAGTTGATCTTATATCTAATTTAAACGTTTGTAACCGTTTGTTGTCGGTTAATTTGTGGGGTATTGTGCATCCCTTTACACGTGCAAGAGTAACGAAATCAATACTTTACAGATGTTATTGTAGTACTTGGATCACTACATTAATACAAGTCAATACTACAATTATCGGACTAATCGACAAAGAAAATATATAATGTACTGAAGTATAGGTAGTTATATTTATAAAACACAATCGTAGTAAGATTATATTTTTGTAATTCAGTTACTAAAATAGTTCACAAATCGAGTCTAGTTTGTACGTAATGCGTTGTAAATCAAGTACATAAAGCTAAAAGTATTTGAAATTGAAAACTCAAAAAATGTAACGGGTGGATCAAAAAAAGCGTTTCGGAAACAGGATTTTTGCCTGGGATATGGGGGTATTATCCACACTTCCCACACACCCACACCAATTTACAAGAACCTTCATAAAACCCTTTAAAACGTTAGCTTTATTGAATTAATAAAAAAATTAACATAAATAGTAGTCTTAGTGTAATGAATGTACATTACATTTGCATCGTACAGAAGTTACACGTACGTTACATGAGGTATTATATGGGAAAGAGAAAGGTTACGCTTATTTATGGTGAGAAGACGGTTCAGGTTAACTTTAGAATACCTGAGAGCAAGCGGGATATTATTGAGAAGGAGATATATGGTTTACTTGAGAAGTATCAGAATGTTCAGAGAGTTGAGATAGATGTGAAGAATCAGTCATCTGTGATTGCTGGATGGGATAGTAAGTTAGTTCGGAATATGAGTAAAAAAATCGAACCACAAGTGGTTGTAGATATTGCTGCGAGGGTTTCGGAGAAAAAGGTAGTTGATATGGATGCATTGAGAGCTATTGCAAGTGGTATTAATTTGAGTGATAGTTTTGTTAAGAAGAAGGTTAATATTGACGAGGTGTATGATTTTGAGATATGCAAGGGTATTCCTGTTGGCGATGATGCTATTTATTTGGATAAGCAAGGATTGGCTTGTTACAATCGTTATGATTTGGGAATTTATTATGTTAAGTGGGAGAATAGGTATTTGAAGTTTTTGGACAAGAAGGAGTTTGACAGATTTAGTAAGGAATATTTAAAATTTTAGAGTTATGAAAGCAAAAGAAAAAGCAAAGGAGTTGTTTGATAAATTTAGACCGCTTGCGTATCACGATGAAAGAGAAATAAGTTCATATCAATTAATGCAAGAAATGCACAACGCAAAGCAATGCGCGTTAATTTTAGTTGATGAGATATTAGAAAACAACGAAATTATTTTACATCCAGACGAATGTTATTTATATTCTTTACATTGGAAAGAAGTTAAACAAGAAATAACCAAACTATGAAATACTTTAAAGTAAACAGAAAGAAAGAGAAGAAGGACATCGAGAAATTGATTAAACTGCTAAAACCGATTATAACAAAAGATACTGTTATTGTGAATTGTAGTCCAGATTACTCGTCTATTATTTCTCAGCAAGTGATTCACGCATATTTTGACAATCCTTTAACGATGATTAATTTTGAGATGCCGTTTCCTAATACTCCATTTGAATTAAAATATCCTGAATATTGCCGAAGATTTACTTTAAATTTATTAAGAAACAAGCATCATGTTTTTATTGATAGTGGCGTACTTAGAGGTAGAAACTTTAAAACGCTATATGATACTCTAGTAGATTTTAGCTATACAAACTTTACATTTGCTTCGCTATATGTTCAAGATGATGCGATATTTACTCCTGAGTATTACGTAGAAGAATTTAATAGAAAAGACGAAGGAATGTTACTGTTCTGGTGGGAAAATAAAAAATGTAATTTATTCGATTAATTATGAAAACAATAATAATTGACCAAAGACTTCATTTTGAAGCTCAAGTAAAATATACCTTAGCAAAAATAGAAAGTTTGCTAATAACAAAAGGCAGAGAATACCAAAGAAACAACGATGTATTTCACAACTTCAATCAAGGAAGTAATAAAACAGGAAAAACTCCCGAAGAAGTACTAAAAGGATTTTTATTAAAGCACGAGATTAGCGTGGAAGATATGATCCAAGATATTTCAACAGGCAAGTTGCCTAAATTAGAAACCGTTGAAGAAAAATTAAACGACATACTAGTTTATAATATTATTCTGAAATGTATGATAATTAGTAGATTGTAATGATAACAAAAAAACTATTTGTTGAGGTTATTGAGAGTATGCGAGTTCAATACATACAAGACGTAATAAATAAGGATTTGCTCATTGATTTAGAACAAAAAGAAGCGTATTTTATTTATGACAACGCAATTTTGTACAATCAAATTATTAATTTGTTATCTTTATGGTTCGATAGAAATGATTTAACACATTTCTGCTTTGTTTGCGATTTTGGTAAATTAGATGATACATCAATAGAGGATTTTTACGAACAATTAAATAAAAAAATATGATTTCAGGATTAAAATTAAACTGTTCTTATGTTTCAGAAGAAATGATGAACGAATCTGAGTTAATTGGCAAGGAAATTACTCAAAACGATATTCTAAAAAAACCAATTACGTTTTATATCATATCACACGTAATTCCTATTGATAAATCTAGCTGTACAGTTGTTTCAGACGGTTGTGAGTATATGGTTAGCGAATCTGCCGATAAGGTAAACGTATTAATTGCTGAAAGAATGTCCTTCAAATTAAACTAAAATGGCAGAAGAAAAAAAAGACGGAAGATCAAATAACGGAAAAAGATTAGGTTCTAAAAACAAATTACAAGGCGAAATTGCACCTAAAAAAGACAGGTTTGGTAGCGTTTTAGCTAAGACTTCTAACTATCAATCACAAACTTTAGAGTTGTTTTTAAAAAGAAGACAAGGCGAAAGCTTTGAGCAATGGAATAAGCGAACGGAAAGTAGAAGAATTCATGGTGTAAATAAAAAAACGCATCTAAAAATTGCTCAAAAAGGCAAGGTGGTAGTAAAACCACAAGTTTTAAAGGGAATGAAAAGAGAACTTCAATTAACTGTTGTAAATCGTTTTATTGAAAGACCTTACGACTACCTGGAAAACTACGCTTTTGTAATGCGATGGGCAAGCGTTCGATATGGCATTAGCAAAGACGATATTGAGATAGCATTTTTCTTCTACAACAAAGGAATGTTTACTAAAGATGAATTTAATCGTGTGTGCGTACAATTAGGTACTGTTCGTGGCGTTTGGTCAAGATTTGTTAAAAAGCCATACATTACTAAATCAATTTTGGTAATGGAAGATAAGATGGTAAGAGAATTTGAATATTATCAGTTAACTTCTGAGTTTTTAAGACTTTTAAATGCGATTTATGGTGCTTTATCTAAAGTAAATAAACTAACTTTGACGGCTCGAACAAGTGCCGATTATAAAAGAGTTGTCGTTTCTCCTGAATTGAATGAATTTTTAACTCAGCTAAATAGAGAAGTAGATGAAGTTAATTTAGGAATAGAAAAGCCAATATCCAAGAAATAAGCGGAATCCGAAAAGCTAAACAGAGTAGGAAAAATTAAAATTAAATTAAAATGACTAAATCAGATGTAATTAAATTAGTAGCAGAGAAAACTTCTTTGACTAGGCTACAAGTAAAGGAAGTTATTAATGCAACTTTACAAATTATCAAAGAAGGAACGATGTCAGAAGGAAAAGTTCAATTAGCCGAGTTTGGAGTTTTCAAGAAGCACAATAGTCCTGCAAGAAAAGGTCGTAATCCGCAAAGTGGAGCAGAAATTGATATTGCAGCCAAGACTACTATGAAATTTAAGGCTTCATAAATACAACAACAATGCAACTAAAAAAGCCAACACTAATAATGTTGGCTTTTATTTTATTTCTTGTTTTTAATTTTCTTGTCTTGCTTCAGCATCGCTTTTGTTGGTTGCTTTGGTTTTGCACCGGTTTCTTTATTCTTTTTAGCAGCATCTCTAATATTGTCGTACAATCCTCTTGGAGATGAAGAACCATCTGCTCTTTTAATCATTTGTTTTGCCATTTTGTTTTTATTAATTATTAATCAGTTGTTTTTGTATATTCTAAAATACGATATTGTCCTACAAATATAGTCGGAAACTCTGTTTCTGTATCCGTTGGAAAAGGATCACTATCTAACTTAACCAATCTGTAAATTGGCTTACCATCAATCCAAGTACCACTTGTTTTCACTTCGGTTAGTGAGTAACTTTCAATTTGGGGCGTCGCTCCACCCAAATTAAAATTTACAACAAGAAGTAATAATTTTTCGTATGCATCTTCTATATCTACGGGTAATATTGAATCAATTGTACCGATCTGATTGAAATACATTGCGGTTTTATACACGCCACTTTCGTTCATTATGATTTTATCAACCGATAACTCAAAACTTGGTTGTTTGAAAGATTCCAAGCGAGGACTTTGACCTACTTCTACATCAAGCTCTTTTATAAAAGAACTTCCAACTATTCTAAAATTGTATTTTCCCATTTTATTTTTTTTAAGTCGTTAACTATCAGCAAAAATAAGAAATATAATCCATAGTGTTTTATTATTTGTTTGTGAATTTTTAATATCCTAAATTTGTGAATTAAATTTAATCTAAAACTAAATTATGAGAGAGAGAATCTTAAAAGACATTACTTCAAAAGAGGATGCCAAAAAACTTTTAATGTCAGGAATTGACAAGGTAGCAGATGTTGTTTCTTCTACTTTTGGGTATCGTGGAAGAACGGTACTTATAGAATCTGATTACGGTATGCCCGAACCTACAAAAGATGGTTATAAAACACTTCAATCAATATTTTTAGAGGATGCAGTTGAAAATATTGCTTGTGAAATTGCAAAACAAGCATCTCAAAAAACAGTTGATTTTGCAGGAGATGCTACAACTTCAACTATAATACTTTTACAAGCGTTTTTTAAACTTTCTATTCAAGCGTTAGAAAACGGAACATCTCCAATAGATATAAAGTATCAAATAGAGAAATCAAGAGATTTAATACTAGAACATCTTGATAAAATATCTACTCCAATAACGAATAAGCTAATTTACGATGTTGCTTTTACATCGGCAAATGGAGAAAAAGAAATCGCAGATATTGTTTCAGATGCATTTATAAAATCAGGGGAAGATGGTTCTGTGGCACATTTCCGAAGCAATACAGACGAAACTTATTTAGAATTTATTGAAGGTACTCTTTTGGAATCAGGATATGTAGACGAAAGATTTACAAACGTTTTTTCTGACAGAACTTGCGTTTTTGATAATAATCCTTTGGTTATTTGCTCTACAATAGAGTTTAAAACAACAAGACAGATTTTACCTTTTATGAAGTATGCACACGTAAATAAAAGACCATTGGTTATTATTTCAGAAGTTGCTCCAAACGTAAGAGATGTTGTTTTACAGAATGTACTTGAAAATAATGTACCTTTTGTGGTTGTAAACGCTCCAAGTTTCGGTAAAAAAAGAATTGACTTTCTAAATGACTTAGCGGTTTTGTGTAATACGCAGGTTATAAACACATTATCGGGAGATGATTTTGAAGGTAGAGAACATTTGTTTTTAGGAGAATGTAAGAAAATAATTGTAGGAAAAACAGACACAATTATTACTCCTATGAAAACTTCTGATATTCAAGAAGTTGTAGATAGTAAAATTGCAGAGATAAAAACTATTATTGAAACCACTAAGAATACTGCGGAGAAAAAATACTTACGTGAGAGAATTTCTAAGTTGTTTGGTGGTGTTTCAATTATTAAAGTTGGCTCTATTATAGAATCGGAATTACAAGAGAAAATAGATAGAGTAGACGATGCGGTTTGTGCAGTAAGAAGTGCGAAAGAAGAAGGAGTTTTAGCAGGTGGAGCTTCTGCATTATATAATTCTGCAAGACTTGATTTAGATCCAATCACAAAAATTGTAGTAGTAGCTCCTTTGAATAAACTATTAGAAAACGCTTCAATTACAGAAAATATAAACTTAGGAGAATACCCAATGGGATATGACTTAAAAGAATTTAAAGAAGTAAATATGTTTGATGCGGGAATTGTAGATAGCACAAAAGCAATCAAGTATGCGTTAATTAACGCAGTCGCAGCAAGCAACACTTTGCTCTTAACCAACACAGTATTAACCAACCAAAGAATCATTACATAATGGATAGTATAAACAAAAAAATAGTAGATTCTTTCAAAGGTCAAGCCTTAAATTTTGTAGTTGTTTTAAAAGAAATAGAAAACAAAAACGAAACCGAATCTGGATTAAATATTAGTTCAGATGTTGACAAAAACGAGAAGTATAAAAAAGCAATCGTAGTTTCTATTGGAACAGAGTGTCCAAAAGACGATATAAAGACGGGAGATATTGTGATTTACGACAAATACAAAGCAAGTTCGTTTACACAAAACGCAATAGAATTCACAACTTTATATTACGCAGACCTTATTTGGGTTTCTGAGTAAAAATTGGCAAAACATATAAATACTAAAACACTTCTTATAGAGGTGTTTTTTTTTATATCTTTGTCAATAAAACATATCTATCGTGATTTCAATCAACTACATACGTAACGCTACATTGTTTATCCTAAATAAGTCAAATCTTGGGTATATTGGAGTAGATGAATTTAACATATTTTGCGGATTAGCGCAACAAGATATTTTTGAAAACCTTTTTTTTCAATACAATCAATTTGTAAATAGACAAAACAAAAGATTAACAGGTACAGACTATGCTGATTTACCCAAAAACCTTAGGGAACAAATTGATGTTTTTGCAGAATATACATTACCGACTAATTTTACTTACCAATCATCTACGAATACTTGGAATTATATAGAAAGCGACCTTTACAGAGTAGAAAATCTTTCTTTAGTAAAAACATCTACAAATAAAAAAATAGACGTTGAAGAAGTGAATAAACGTCAATTGAATATGATGCTTAATTCAGAAATGACCAAGCCAAGTTTATTATTTCCTGTTTACGAAAAAGTAGGTGCGGGATTTAGAGTTTTCCCAACTATACCAACTACACATTCTTTAGAGATGTTCTATCTAAGAACTCCAAAATCTCCAAAGTGGACTTTTACTAATGTAAATGGAAATCCTGTTTACAATGGTGGAGCAAGCGATTTACAGAACGTAGAATTACACCAAAGTTTACTAATACCTTTCATAACTAAGGTTTTGGCTTATTGTGGACTTTCAATTCGTGAAGAAGAAATAAAGCAATATGCAAATAGTGAAGAAGTAAAAAAAATACAAACACAAGTATAAAAAATGAAAACAGGATATAATAAATATCGAAAAGGAGATACTTTTGATGGAAGAAAAATAATTTTTCCATTTAGTATGGTTGGGGTTTCTGTTTTGATTCAATTTAAAGAGTTATCGTCTTTAAGTTTAACGTTTGAATACAAGACTTCTGACGCAACAATAACAACATTAAATGCATTAAGCGGAGAAATATTTTTAACTCCTAGAAAAATGGATTATCCCGCAAGTACTTATACTTATGACGTTCAATTAACATTTCCGAATGGTAAAACAAAAACATATTTACAAGATAAACTAATACTATTTACAGATGTCAGCAGATAATATTACTATACAAGAACAGATACAAGACATTACTATCGAGGTTATCGAAAACATCGAAGTAGTTACTATAACCGTCAACGAAGGAGTTTTTGCTGCCGATGGACTTTCTGCCTATGAAGTTGCGTTACAAAACGGATTTTTAGGTACTCAAGTAGAATGGTTGGCTAGTTTACAACCTATTGTTATTAACCAAGATAATATTCAAGTAACAAAACAAGTATCTATAAATGCCGATGTAAATACAGTTTCAAAAGCACAAATATTAACTGCCATAAATAGTATTCCAAGTTATACTATTTCAGAAACGCAAGTGTTTAATTTAATAGAGTTAAAGTTTTACGAAATTGTTAATGGTGCAAATATCTTTAAATCAACTTTAAACTATGCAGTTAGTGGATTAGGAAAAGGTAATTATGGAATTGGAAACATTCAAATTATTTATTCAAATTTGACATTAATTGGTTCTTTTTTACCAACAGCAGACGATTATCTTAATGATCCGACAACCGAAACTATTGTAATTGAAGATTTAGGAGGATTAGATGTTTCACAATTCGTAAATGTAAAAAACCCATTTTATGTAGTTAAATCAATTTCAGAAGGACGAACATTATTTGCTACACCAAGCGGAATATATTTATTTAAACTTGCAGGCGGTAATTACGGATTTAATGGTATTTCAACCACAACTTTGGCAGATTATGAGTTGCTAAGTGAAACCGCTACAATACCTACAATAGATGCCGAAGTTATAGAAAACAGTACTAATGCAGTAAGTGGCGGTGGTGTTTATGATTTTGTGCAACCAACTTTAGAAAAAGAAGTTCCAATAATAACAGATTCTTTTACCATTTTAGATAGTGTCGATTCTAAAAGAAAAAAATTAACATTTGATAATTTAATAAATTACGTTAAGGTGTTTATAGATAATTCTTTAGCATTATTTAAAACAACTAATTTTTTAGATGCTACAAGTTCTATACAAACACAAATAAATTCCGCATTAAACAGAACTTTTGCTCAATTAGTAGGAAGCGCAGCATTTATTACTAATTCTGCAAGAATTTTTTGGATTAATGGATTTTTTAATTCAAGTATAAATCAAGAAAGTTTAGATTTTACATTTTATAACCAACCTAATAATCAATATAAATTTCTTAGAATTAATTTTGGAGGAATATCAACTAGAAAAGTTTATAACGGCGATAGTTATAGCTTTGAATTTCCAGAAGGAAATGGAGTAGGTGCTTTTCAACCAGAAATAACGACAGGATTACCTATTACTATACAAAAATTTAAAACGTACATAAATATAGTTAATACAGTTTATAATCCTGCGTTTGTATTAACAGATAACTTTGAATTTACAATAAGAGTTATTTCAGGTACGGCTACGTTTAGTAGCACATCATTTGTTTTTTATCCTGGAGATAATGTAATCTTAAGATATTTTTCTGGAGTTTGGACTGTATTTAATTTAAACAACCCAACCACAAACTTTTTACCTAAAAAGGGAGCGAGTGGCTTTGTAGATAGCGCGATTAGTGAGGATGCAACAAATGTTTTAAGTTCAAAAGTCTTAAGATTAGCGGCGGGTTTAACACCAAGTAACGCACAAGACTTAACGCCTAAATCCTACGTAGACGCAATACCAAACCCAACCACAAACTTTTTACCGAAAAAGGGAGCGAGTGGCTTTGTAGATAGTTCGATTAGTGAGAATGGAACTAATGTTGGGATAGGCACAACAACGCCAACTGAAAAATTAGATGTATTAGGAAATGGAAAGTTTAGTGGTAAAGTAACAGCAAGTAACGGAACTCTTTTAGCAGGCACAGGAACAACAAACCAACTAGCAAAATTCACGGCAAGTGGTACGGTTGGTGATAGTTTAGTATCGGATAACGGTGGTACTGTTCTAATAAATGGTAGGGTTGAAATTAACAGTGGGTTAATTCAATCGGATAGGTTGGTTGTTTTTGGTGAAAGTGGGCGGTTAATTTTAGGAGGTGCAAATGGACGGACTATTTCGGCTTTAAACACGGCTGGTCTTGCTTTATCAGCTATTGACTTTTCTGCGGTTAACGTTTTTTTTAACTCAGATTTATTAATGGGCACAAGCAAACAAATTAGGAGCAACGGGAGAGTCATCATCAGTCCTAATATATCTGATAAAGTCATTCAATTAAATGGAGATGGCTTATTTAGTGGAACAGTATCTTTTGGACAATTTACAACAGCAACAGAACCAGCCTATGTTAAAGGAGCAACATTTTTTAACACGACATTAAACAAGTCAAAGATTGGCGGAGAAACAGCATACGAAACGCAAATAACAGGCACAGGAACAACAAACCAACTAGCTAAATTTACAGCTAGTGGAGCGGTGGGTAATAGTGTAATTACTGAAT